CTCTTCTTTATCATCGCTAACTAGACCTAATCTATTAGCTAAATCTATATACTGAGTATCTGTATATCCTTCAAATGCGGCATCTAGAAGTCTACCTGTTCTTTCTTTATTAGAACCAGACATTTTGCCAGTAGCATAATCCGTATATCTATATTTTCCAGAAACAGAATCGTACTTTATGAATCCAGATTCTGTAACCAACTTGTTTACAATAGTGTCTGGTTCTAACCCATTTTCAGCTGTGCTTAAATCTTTTAATGTTGAAGAAAACATGTTTATGCGCTGTCCTCTTGTGTTAATAGTTGACAATTCAGTTCTGCCATCAGTATTATTTTTAAAAGCAGCATGTTTCATAAGGTCTCCTATAACCTCAGCCTTAAGATCATTAATATAGCTGTCGTTTCCACTAGCGACAAGATCATTTTTTTCTTTAATAAAAGTGTTTGCTTGTGAATATAAAGATTGTATTTCCTTTACAGAAGCTTTCCTTTTTGTATTGTTTCTAGTGTAATCTGTTTGACTTAAAGCTCCAACAGAATATAGATATGTATCTCTTTCATATCCATTTTTAATCTGTTGCTGTAATTTAGCGGCAGCTTGATCAGCTTGCTCCATCCCGACATCATCTATTTTATCTTCATAAATCCATTCAGCATTTTCTTTTCTTTGCTCTTCAATAATTTTATTAATGTTCTTTTGCTTATCAGCTTCTGCTTTTTTTTCAGCCGCTAATTTTGACGCATTAAGCTGAGTATAAAACATTAACTCTTTATCCATGCTAGGGATGTTGATTGCCCCTATTTCTTTTCCTATTTGAAAACCTCCTTCGTATGCCATTTTTTAAATTTTAGTAGTTCCCGAAGAATAAACCATCTTGTTCACTCGTTTGATTACTTGGTTGACTTTGTTGAACCATCTGATTCCCTGCTTGAACATACTGATCAAATGGGTTTGAAGGTGGTGGAGCTACAGCAGGACCATAAAATCTAGCGCCTGTTCCTCCTCCGAAAAAATTTGTTGAGCCCATAGGGGGAGGGGGCATCATAGGTCGTGTGGCATTTTTTTTGAAATCAATTCCTCCACCTTGATAATTCATTCCGAAAAAGGCGCCAGCAGAGGCAAGATCACCTACAGCTGACATTGTAGCTTGTCTCCCAGCAGCTTTTTGACCTAAAAGAACTTGTTGATCAAAAGAATCTCTTTGTTCTTGCATACCCCTAATATTCGCTTCATCTTGAGCCCTCATTCTGTCAATCGTTACTTGCTGTCTATCAAGTTCGGCAGAAATAGCTGCTTGTTGATTTTGCATAAGTTGTTCTTGAGCTCCTAGTCCACCGACAACTCCACGAACACCTCCAGAACGAAGAGCGTCTACAGATGTAGCAAATCGTCTTTGAGCCTCACGTGTATTTAACTGAGCGCCCAAAGTAGAAACTCTCATTCCTTCTGTTACATTTCTTAATTCTTGTCTTTTGAATTTGTCTAAAGCCTTGTTTGCTTTTGCCGTTTGGGTAATACCCATTATTCCTTTTGTTATCGCTGCCGCTCCAGCTAAAGACGCTGCTAATATAACTCCTGCCATAGGTTTATTTTTTTATATCCATTATGTAATTAAAATCTTCTAATTCATCTAAATCACTAAATCCTAGTGGATTTTGAAATACATTTTGAAACACAGAGTAATCATTTGCATAAATAGCTCTTTGTGTTCCAGCTTTAGAAAATCCTATATACGGTGCTTGATAGTTTTTAATTCCATTCTCTGAAGACACTGTTATGTTTCCTATTAATAAAAACCAAACATGATCTCTTCTGTGTATGCCACTTACAATTGTGGTGTTTTTCTTTAATATCAATCTTCTTAAATAAAGACCATCTGTAAAATCATGCTCTATTTTAAATAAATCTTTACCTTCTCTTATTATTTTTCCTTTATTGTGTATTAAATTATCGCTGCTCTCTTTAGAATATGCGGTTTTTAATACATCTGATATCTTTTTATTAAATGATTTTTTTGGTAAAAATCTTTCTTTTACTGTTAATATAAATCTTTTTATTTTTTTTACTAAAATCATTTATGCAAATATACGAATATTAAGAGAAGCTTTTACTTACCTCACTATTTACAGCATAAAGCTCAACAGCATTTGTGCTGCTACTCACAAGCCTTATGCTGGCGTAATATCCTTTGAGCCCATATGACTCAGCAATTGGGCTTTTTGCTGCGAATATGAAATCACCTGCGCTTGGCGTTATATCCGCTGTTCCTACTGTAACTACAGTTCCATCGTTGTTTGTTATTGCGCCTATTCTGTTGTAAGCACCACCCACTGCTCTATATATCACATCTCCTATTGCTACTGCTCCTGGAACCGTTGTAAAGGTGTATGTTAATCCCGATAAACTTGTTATATTTCCTATCCCTTGTACCGATAGTAATTCTGTGTTCACTATATCGGAAGCATTTCTTCTAATGTGTGCTGAATATATCCCTTCATCATAGGTGTTTGGTACGACTGATGAGCCAGCAATATGATCCTCTGTTTTTGCAAAAGACGTGTTATCAATATGACCTTGATCTAAATTAGTGGCTATTGTAACATCCCACCCAGAACTATTGCCTTCAATCTCTATTGTTTTAAATATCTTAACATCAGAAGGAGCTGCATTTGACATCACTTCTACCTCTGTATTGTAAGCTGTACCGTAAAAAGTGTTACGATTACCAGTACTTTTGTTGTGTTTATATAGCTGACCGTTCTTAAATGTATAGAATTCGTTATTTAAGTTTATCATGTAGTCAGGTATGTAAGAATGGAACGAAGTCCACCCTCTCACTTTTTCATCGTATGTTAATGTATTACTTGGCATCTTTTGTTTTTTATACGGTATTTATTTATGGGTTAACTGAACAGACTGTACAAGAGTTAAATGATTGTCCATTCCAATATCTAACATTATTGCCCACATCTTTATAATACCCATTAGGTGCGTAATTAGTTGATCCACAATTTGCGCTGCTTGTATATATTTTTGTCGCTGAACAAAAAGTAGAATTATCTGTGAAGTACTCCGATTGATTAGAAAATGGGCAAGTAGTAGAGGCATCATAATATAACATATGAGCATAACAATTACTAGGAGCTGCTGTTGTTGTTGTAGTTGTAGTTGTAGTTGTGCATACAAATGGAGTGCTAATAACCCCAGAGTTACTTAATAAAAATGATTTTCCTGTGTTCGGGGTTTGCTCAGTTCTAAAATACGTGTTACCTCCTTGATAAGGGGCATTATTTCCTGAATCTTCGTACACCACTAAATTGTTGTTTATAGCATCATCCCAACCAGTTACATTTTGGTTAAAATAAACAGTAGTTGCATTTGCTGCGCTACTACAAGCTAATGATGATGTTGCCCATCCAGTTGGTGGGTTATTGCCTCCTCCAGTTGTGCTTCTCCATATCGTCAAAGAGCTTGTAGGCGCTGCCGTAGTTGTAGTGGTGGTTGTACTGGTTGTGGTAGTGGTTGTATAAGCCTCTATAGGACATGCTGATGTGTCCTCAAAAGGTGGAATATAATCTGGATCGCTTGATGAGTTAGCTTTTGTGTCATCCGTAGGCTGTCCATCAATATACTTTCTCAAGGTCAAAACAGTCTTTGTTCCAGTGTAGTACGGCATTATAAAATCTTTTTACAAAGATACTTAATTTAAAGCAAAGCTTGCTGAAGCACCTTGTAGTACATGTAGGAGCATTTTTCTTTTGATACATTTAAATCCATTGCAGGGAGTTCCTTGATATAAAGACCTTTGAAAAACATGTCTTGCATTTGATCGGTTACACCAGCGTTATGAAATATGCTGTTTTTATTCCAAAAACCAACGGGGTCTGTAGCCCAACTAAAATTTAAATTTTCTGATACAGCAGTCATTTGACCTTTTTTCCAAGCCACCCAAAGTAAAGCCCACATTTCGCAGGTCCATATTTGAAGGGGAAAGTAATCTGGATCACGTTGTTTTTTTTCATCACTGATCACTTGCATCTTTATAAATAAATCGTGTGATAAATCTACAACCTCTTCCCAATAAGATGTCTTTACGTTTTTAAATAAATATTGAGCTCCACCTGAGGCTCCTTGCATTGATTTAACTAAATCTTTTGATATACCTGCTATATTTAGCATTGGATTTAATATATCATCTCCTTTAGATTTTAAATAATCATACCCTATGTAGCTTATAGTATCGCTTAAATACCAAATATTATCATCAAGCAATCCGCTAAAATCAATTGGTTTTGTAAGACATATGTCCGAGTCAGTCAAGAAAATAGTTTCATTTTCAAACTCTGGAAATGCTTGGTAGTGCTTATGAAGCAAGTGTTGTTTTATTGAGGGTATATAGCCCCTGTAATCTCTAGTATCTTCATAGAAAGAAAAAGAAACGCCAGGATATTTTTTCATGAGCCTATCGAAGTAAGGGTCTATCTCACCCTCTATATTGCATACCACATTAACATCTTCTAGTTTAACTCCTACAGTTAAAAAACTGTGAAGCATCACATCAAGCTGCCATCCATAATATTGAGTGGCTGGTTGAGCACATATGTATTTCATTTAATTTCATTTTAAATTATTTAAGGGTTGCATGTCTGACAAGGACCTTGAGAGAAGCTAGATCCGCTCCAGTATCTTGATTTAGTGCCGCTAGAGTATGTGTAGTATCCGCTTGGAGCATTTGTCGTACAGAACGTATCTGTTGATATTGAGGTTGCTAAACATAAATCAGGATCATCTAGATAATAAACCCCACTTGTGTCTTGTTGGCATATTGTGGAAGATGAATATCCCAATGAAACTCCGTGACAATTACTAGGCGCAGCTGTTGTGGTGGTTGTCGTTGTGGTGGTTGTACTAGTAGTCGTGCTAGTGGTCGTGCTAGTTGTACTTGTAGTTGTTGTTAAACTCCAATTTACGGTGTGTGAGTCCGTGTAAGTGCCGTCTATTGTAACCCCATAAGTTTTACTTCCGCTTGTTGACTCTGAAATATTTATAACTTTTGATGTAAGACCTGCCGCTGCATTTCCTGTCCAAGCCCAAGTAGATCCTGTAAAGTTTAAATCCTCCCCAGTTAAGCTTATTGTCGCTCCAACTGCTGCTGAGGTTGCACCATCTATTCTGGCAAACGGTGTCGCTAGAGTTGTTGTTGTAGTCGTTCCTGGCGCAGCTGTTGTAGTGGTAGTAGTAGGCGCTGCCGTAGTTGTGGTGGTTGTCGTTGTAGTAGTGCTAGTTGTTGTAGTAGTTCCGCTTTCACACTCAAATGTATCAACCCTCCATTCTACTGGTTTATCTTGAACAGAAACAACATATTGGTCGTGTATAGGATCATAACCGCCTATTCCTCTTACGTTTAAGTTTGTGTTTAAATTATCATTAAACCAACTTCTCATTCCGTAGTCTGATATCTCTGTAATTCCGTCTTGAGCTAATCTTAATATAGCAGACCTTCTTTCATCTGAAAAATACATTCTGCTTCCCCAAGACTGAAATGATTCGGGCGAATTACTTATTCCATACTCGCCAATGTAAGGCACTTCTTGTCCTAGTATATTTAAAGATTGAGACACATCACCTGTACCTGATGCTGTAAACAAAACATTTTTATTGAATAATATTCGGTGTATTTTATTCTCTTGAAAAACAATTAAGTCGTTGTCTCTAGAGTGAATTTTTTTAATTTCACCGTACTTTTCATCTATGTCTTTATAGTTTATTTGAGCAAGATTAAAAACATTCAGCCCGTTATAGCTGGTGCTTTCTTCATATACATCACTGTATGTTAATGAAGCTATTCTTTTGTTGCTTTTATAAAGATCAATAACTTCATTCAGCCTAACGCCTAAATTAAATGTATTTAGAGTGATGTTATCTTTTATTCTGTTTGATTCTACTCCACCTCCAAAAGCAAATGCATTAAACGCTTGTGACTCTACTATAGCTGGTATGCTTATATCTTGATTTTGAAGTGTGCCGTTGTGAAATCCATTGACTACATTGTAAGTTCCAGGAACTTCGTAAAAACTTGAGTCTTGTTCTGTTTCTGATATAACCTCAAAAACAGTGTATCCAGTTTGACCATAAGCAAAATAAGTTAAAGCTTGAAGAAATCCTTTTCCTTTTAATTTCATATACACGCCTGCAACTGAATCTCCTGGTTGAGAAGGTGGACTTAATGATAAATTAATATAAGGAATCTCTCCCACTGCATACGATGCAACGCTTTCGACTTCATAGGTTTCTGAGTTGTTAATTGTAGTTAAACTACCAGCAGCGTAAGTTGATTTTACGATAATGTTGGCGCCATCGGGGACTTTACTTGTTTCGTTTTGATTTATTCTAACATAAGTAGAACCACCTGCACTATACTTTTCTAATGTTGTTTTTAAAACAACATAAGTTCTTTTAACTTCTTTTACGACTATCTTGTATCTATCAGCCCATATTGGAGCTGGGTTGTTTATTGTGACTTTTAAAGAATTTGTCTGATCGCTTGATTCAAAAGGCACATTAACAAATTTGTTTTCATCGGCAATAACAGAAGACTTTCTTCCGTTAGAATCAAAATAAACAAGCCCAACTATATAATTTCTATTGCTTTTAAGAGTTTTTTTAGGAGAAAAATCTCCACCACATGTGTTGCCTGAGCTTATTGTTAAACCTGTTTGACTTTGCACTGATGCAGCGCAAATTCTGTTTTCTCCTGGCTTTGCTATTGCTTGCCTAGAATTACTTTCACTACAAAGCAAATAGCTAAATGTTATGTTTGAAGATGTTGTATTAGTTACGGTATACAATAAATTAGAACTACACTCTGACGTTAAATCCGAAGACTGTATGTTAAGTGTTATATCTAAAGGATCTACAATATCATAATTTTCTTCGTAGTTTGCGTAAACAATCCTATTTCCTAAAAAATCTTGAGCCGCTGCTTTTAATGGAACATTATCATATACTCTATTATACTGAGTATCGCTAAGTAAAGTGTATATTTTATTATTGTTGAATGATAATTGATAGTTTGTGTTATCAGAAAGAGTGTCATTTGCTTTATTGAATTTTCCTATTAGAAAATTGTTAGCCGTGTTTTCTTCTTTTGCGTAGACTTCTATTTCTAATGCTTGACTTGGTCCAGAGTTATAAGTTACTTGAACGCTATTAAATCTATTTGTCATTGCGTAAGCGCCATAAGGCTCCGCTTTGAAGGTGTCGTCATTAGGAAAAAAAGCTACTTCAGAAAAAGGAGACAGCGCACTAAACTTATTGTGCTTGTATTTATATCTGTAGGCAAACGTAAAAAACTTGTCTTCTATATAGTTGTCATCTAAAGTTCCGTCTATTTGGAGTACAATTGAAGGCTCTGCTCTTGGGGGTGCTTTAATTACAGCAATATCTTCTTCTGAGAAGCTGTTTGCTCCGTAAGCCTTTGCTTCAGCAACCTCTAAATATCTTGGTGGGTTTTCATTATCTGTCCAATAAATAAAAACTTTATTTTCGTTGTCATTAATTAAGACGTTAACGCCAGTAATTATTTTATTCTTCTTAAAATTAAGAACATTACTTCCAGCAGCTCTTGTGTCTTGTAAAACAAATGCAGAGGTATTAGAAAACTCGTAGTATTCTGCTATGTATGATCCAGTATCTGACTTGACAAACCAATATATCTTTCTGTTCTTATCGTCAGCAACTGCGCCAATACAAACGGGGTTTGTTCCAAAGTCTAAAGAGGTGAGAACTTCGTTTGAAAGCGAATTCTCTATCGCCCCTACATCAGAGCCAACAGAATTAGCAACCTTTACATTAAGAGCATCTCTATACTCTCCTTGAGGAAGAAGCCTCTCATCGAGGTCTTTGTTCATCTTTCCAGATGTAAATAGGTTTTGTATCTTCATTATTTAATCCACTTGTTGCGTCCCTTGAAGGCTTGAGCTAAGTCAAATGGATGTATATCCATCATTCTTATTTTCATGTTTTTCATAGCCGCAAACTGTTCATTTTTCATTCGTCTAACTATGTACTCTTGGACGCCAAACTTATATTGAATTACTTGGTACGCAATGTATTTTAATAAAAAGTCTTCAGCAAGTTTATTTACTTGCAATTCTGCTTCTGTTAGATAAGACAAACCATCAGTAATATATTCGATTACTATTGCCTTGTTTTTTACCTCAGAACTAAACCTCAAATAGCCAGCATTCTTGTCTATACTGTACATTCCATTTACGTTTGTTCTGTCTGTAAACATTCCAAATCTTCCCCCAAAAAACTCATAGTCTAGATTTGAGAATGTATCGTTATCAACGGTAGCATTACTAGCTTGCTTCATGTCTATGACAGAAGTACCTTCAGCCGCAGCATCATTGCTATCAAATATTATATCATAATCATCATCTTGTAAATAAGCTTTTGCTATTGTTGTATCCACGTCCATCATCATAGGATGAAGCCTTCCTAGCTCATCAACCCAAGACAGTCTTACAAGCTTCACAAAGTCTTTTGGCAGTTCTAATTGCAAATCATCGGGTAATTCTAATTCAAGAGCTCTAACGTCTTTTAATGCGTCGTAATGCAGCTCTTGCAATCCTCTTTTTGCGTGATACACAACATCAAATCTTTCGATATGATCAATTATTTTACCATCACCTACATAGAATGCCATAAAGTTATTTATAACATTCTTTAAAAGCACAAACTGATTATCACCCCAATTGGTGCTGTTTTCGTAATATTGCTTGTCTGTAAGTGCCATTTATTATACGTTTTCTTTCTGTGTTTCTACGGCATCGATTTGAGCAGCCGCTTGCGCAACCTCTGCCTCTCTGATAGTAACACCTGATAATTTTAATATTTCTACAATTAAACTTGCTTCGTCGTCTGGGTTTAATTCAAAGTCTTGATAATCTCCTGCGCTAGGATTAAATATAGGGTTTTCTCCAACAACAGTATAAGTCCACTTTGGGTCAACCACATTTCTTATGTAATTTACATTAACCTCTCCAGTTAATGTACTTGGTTTTACATACCACTTATCGTTTTCATCACAGTATCCAGGATAAAGTTCTGAAGGTCCAGAAATGTTTGATGACTCCAAGTATGTTTCTTTATATTTTGGAACATACTCCATTAATTTTCCGCTATACACTAAGGTTATAGGAGTGTATAAGTCAGATGGCTTGATTAGGTATGTGCTTGAAATTGATACTGAGCTAGTCTTCATAAACTTATCTATATTAGACCGAAGTATCGATAGCTTATCTCCTTGATCTTTTGATAGTCTCCTAGCATTTTTCATTGTGGATAGGCGAGAGTACTCTGAAAAGTACTGATCAAACAATAGCTGTTGAGCATACTTAGCATATGAGTTAAATTGAGAAACAGTTAACGTTCCTCTATTCTCCTTATTTAAAACACTTAAAACAGTATTCCTTACGTGATTTATCATGATACAAAAATACAAAAAAAAGAGGAGCCGTTAAGACGACCCCTCCTTGAGCTGTAGTGGTAGGTGGGAAGAACTACAGCTTATTTGTAATCCCTTGTAAAACATCAAGTCCATCGTCCGTTTTGAAGAAGGAAGCTAAAGCTGAATAAACATTTTCACCGTAAGGAGCTGTTATTATTTTGTCCTTTGTGTTGTTGTTCCAGCATACAGTTCTATTGTCGTCTTTGATAAATATAATGCCCATTTCAACTGCACGAACCGCAACATTTCTAAGCTTTACATTTTCATCTTCTGACAATTCTACAACCTCTCTTGGATTTCTAGACGCATACAAAAGCATATCTCTCTTGATTTCCTTCGAAGTCATTTCAGAAACATTTCCTTGATCACGAAGACAGATTCTAGCTATTGCCTCTAAGTCCTCTATGTCCATTTCTAGGACAAGGTTTTGTGCCTCTAAAGTTTCTTTTAAAGTATCAATGTCTTTTTCTGCTTCTCTACTTGGATCAAACTCTATATACTCACCATCTTTGTCTGGGTGGTATAGAGATAAGAATTTTTGCAATATCACCTGTTCTTTTGGCACAACAAGCTTTCCATCTCTAAAAATAATAGCAGGAAGAGTTACGTCTCCATGTTGCTCGTCTTCAAAAACAGAAGTTTGATTAGAAGCATATCTAAGCGATCTAGATATATTTCCGTCAAAATATTGTAAAGGCTTGTTTAAGTGATGTCTTGATCTAAGAATATAGTTTACTGGCGTTTTGCCTTCTGTTAAAACATATACTCTATCTTTTATTTCCCATTTTGGCTGGGACACCATAGCATCTTTAGTCATTTTATTAAGATTTAATTAGATTAAAAAAAAAGGGGGACAGGAGTCCTATCCCCCAATTAATATTACTTCATGATAACGAAGTTGTTTGCACCGTGTACGCAAAGCGCTCTTTCACTTAAGAAATGAACTTGCATTGCATCTAGGTCACTACTCATTCCAGCTGTACCAGCAGAACCAGTTACCCAAGACTTGTACTTACGATCTTCAGCTTCTGACTTTCTATATTTTACATGTAAGAAAGGTCTAACTGCGTTTTTACCTAAAACTTGATCGTAGATAGTAGTAGTACCAGCGGGCACTAATACACCATCAACAGCAGAAGTTAATGCTCCTGTAGTTGGATCGTTTAAGTATTTCCAGTCAGTTTTGTAGAAGTCATATCCTAAGTTAAATCCTTGAAAACCTAAGCTAATAGCCATGCTCTCGTCGTTATCAAATAAACCATAAGAACTTGTAGAAGCACCGCTGTTGTTTTGTGCAGCTAGTACTGTATCAATTTCAAATGATTTAGTTCTGTTAACGAAAAGAACGTTTTCTTGAATAGCTCCTTCTTTATCTAGAACTTTGATGATTTCTTCAATGTCTGTACGAGCAGCGATAGATCCTGTTGAGATGTTACCTCTGTTGTCTAGTTCATAGAATAAACCTTTTGTTCCTTTGTATCCAGCAGACTCTGCGCCAGATGAACCAGCAGCAGGACGACCTTCAATTAAAGAAAGCTCCATATAGTCTTCGAAACGTAAACGAGTTTCATGCTCTGATTTTAAATACCAAAGGTATCCAGTAGCACCATTCTCAGTAGTCACTTCAATCCATCCGATCTGAGCTAAGTCAGAACCATTAACCTCGTACTTATCTTTAATGATAATTGGGTTGTTAGTTTGGATGTCTTTTGGTGCCTCTAGAGAACCACTCATTCCGTTAGTTCCTTTTTTGAATTCAGAACCAAACGCAAATACTTTTAACCCAGTAGTTGCGATGGCACTTGCAAGGTTAGCATTTTCATAAGATGCTACAGTAAACGTATTAGTTGTAGTAGCAGTAATGATTGCTTTCTCTTGGTCAGTTCCATCAGAAACAATAACTGTTTGGTTTACACGGAAAGGGTGTCCGTTTGATGTAATAACATCAGCAGAACGAGTCGCTCCAGACACGGCTAAGTGTAGTCTTCCTTGCTCTGACCATTGGATTACGTCAGATTGGAAAGGCATCTCAGCTCCTACCATTCTTAAAAAAGAAGATACAGAACGATTTCCATACTTTTCAAATTCAGCTTCATAAACATCAGGTAAATATTGAGAAGTAAACTCAATAGATGACCCTAAATAATTGCTCGACAATGTCGATTTACTTGGCGCTGGGGTTAATGCTCCACCAACACCACTCATAGTTACACTCATGGTAAATAGTTTTTAATGATTAATTATCTTTTTTTAATTTTAAAAGAGAACGTGTCATCATTTTCGAGGGCTCTAAATTTAATACCACTACTTTCTGTCTGCATATTTTGCCTAACATCCATGTCAATATTTTTTGTTTCCTTGACAATCCCGTTAGTTGCATCAGCCTTACCTTGTTCGTATGCGAACTTAAATATTGCATCCGCATTTTGCGCAGCATACAAAGCCTTGTGATACTTGTTTATATCTTTAACAGAACCGTTTTCATCTAGGTGCTGATTAAAAAAGTTGTTTATATCTGATTGAACCTCTTTAACCTTCACTACATCATTCGGCTTGTAGACTTGTTTCTTTTCCCCAGCTGTGAATTCAAAACCTTTGAAATCATTAGAAAAAAGATCGTTTGTCTTTTCTGCAAAAATACGTGAGCGTTCCTCTTGAGCCTTTTGACCCTTTTCCGACTGTTCTCTGTATTCATTATAAAAACTAAAAGCTTCTTTGTATTCATCTGGAAGATTAGCATCTCTTGACTCAAGCGGTGCCTTATACTTTTCCTTCAGTCCTTCAAAGTGACTTGTAGCCTTATATAATTCCTCTTTATAAGCAATCTTTTTCTTTTTGATATCTTTTTCATCATCAATATCAGCATCATAGCTGTATTCTTCTGTTATTAGATAATCAATCTCGTCTATATCTAAATGAGGTTTTGTTTGCTTGTAGTATTCTCGCAAGCGTGTTGTCTCATCTACTTTTGACCAATCCTGTTGCAGTTTTGCGTAGTCTTCAAAGGAACGTCCAGTTTCCTTTTGATACTTCATAAACTCTGCAATTTCTTCAGGCAAAGATTGCTCTTGTTTTTTTTCAGTATTTTTAAGAACTTCTATTGACTCAACCTCAAGGTTGTGTCTATCTTTTAGATAACTTAAAATGCTGTTATCATCAAGCTCGTAGGGCTTTTCTACTTTTTGCTCTACTTCTTGCTTTTCTTCTTGTACGTCTTGGGCTTGCTCTTCGACTTGCTCGCTGACGACTTCTTCTTGCTGTGATACATCATCTTCTTTGTTGTTATCTGTTATTTCTTCTTTTACTTCTTGATTGTCAACTTCTTTTGGCTCTTCTTGAACCTCTGGTTGCTCTTTTTGTTTTGGCTCAATAGGATTCCCATCGTCATCCAACGCCCTTACTTTCCATTCCATATTATTAAATTAAATTGTATTGCAAAATTATAAAATTAATCAACACCCACGATCCCACTCATACCTGAGCCTAATGAATCTTGACCATCAAAGTCTATAGGATCTAAGTCTTGTTTTCTTTGCTGTATTAGCTTTGACTGTTGAGATGCTTGCTTAGCTGTTCTCTTGTCTTTCCTGTCTTCTTTGTATCTGTCTTTTTCCTGCTGCATTTGTAGCTCGGAAGACTTTATTTGACTTTCTATGCCCTTTTGCATTTTAATAAGCTCTGACTTAAGAAGAAACTCTTGCTGCATTCTCTTCATTTCTAACTCAGACTCTAGCTGCTTTATTTTAGCTTCTGCTTCCATTTTAGCTAAAGCGGTCTGTTGTTTTCCTTGTTCAGCTGTGAGTGAAGCTTGCTGATTGGCTTCTGCTTGAAGCGCAATGTTTTCTTGCTGACGTTTGTTGTCAAGCTTTTCTTTTCGTCTTTTTCTAACCTTCAATAACTGAGATGCTATTTTTACGTTCTTTACGCTTCTTATATCAATAGCATCATCAATGTCTATTTTACCAGCAGACAAGGAGGTTTGTATGTTTTGCTCTAACATTTGTCTTTCTTCCTCATCAGGATGAAGCTCTATGTATATTCCAAAATCATGTAAATGAAGCTCCTTTATTTCATTTAGTATATCGACGCTGTGTCTTCCAATACTTTTTACGAAATCTTCTTTCATGGTAGAATATTCAAGTATATCTGAAATTCTGTATCCCACGCACTCAGCAATTCGTTGTGTTGTAAAAATACCTGACTTTAATATATGTCTTGTCGCAGTGTTTGAATTTAAGGCTGCTAATTTTTGAACGCCAACTAGTGCGTTTGGATCAGGCGTTGAGCCATCTCTTGCTTCGTTAAGTCCAGTTACGCCCCTTAATAGGTTTAGGTTGTAATTGTACATGTTTATTAAAGAAGATATTTTTGAGTTTGCTCCCGAAGAAGTTAGCTCTTGAATAGGGACTTTTCCATTATTAAACTCCCCTTCTTCTGTGTAGCTTCTTCCAATTACTGATCCTGTTTGAAAATAAAGGTTCAGAGCCTCTTGGGGAGAATAGGTATTTCCATTACCTAAATTCACAGATGATAGACCATCGATGTCAATAAAAACCCCATCTGGTATCATCTTAGATGCAACTTGTTGCAGTTTTAAATGCAATAGCTGTATCTGATCAGCGAATGGAATCATTCTTTTGACAAGAGAATCAATCTGACCCCTGTACATTTTTGGTGCACTGACAATAAACGGGGCGTACACCTTCTCTATCGAGCTCTTTGGTCTCACCATGTTTTTCATCACCTCCCACTTCAATATCTTGTTTGTTCCTAATACAAGTACACCTTCGTACCATACGTCAATTCTTTTAGATAATTTTTCAAAACGTGCTTGTTCTGTTTTTGGTGGGTTGAATTGATCGTCCTTTTTAAGTACTTTTTCGCCTCCATAGGCGTTTTTCTTTTTCTTGTATACGATATTCTTGTCAGTCTTATAACAGAAATACAACAATGTTGCTGTATTGTAGTCAAATGTGTCAGTCTTATAACCTCCACGCATGCCTTGATAGGCATCGAACTTAGAAGATGATTTAGCTATTTCATCTATCTCAGATTGCGTTAAATTAGGATTTATTTTTTTTATTTCAGTTATGTTTACATTTTTCACTTCTCCAAAGTAATAACAGTCCTCGAAATAAGGATCTTCAGTAGGGCTGTATACTAGGTCAGAAGGATCAACGTATTCAACACGAATGCCTTCATGAGTATTAAAGGAATGTTTTACAGCAGATATACCTAGCACCGTTGCATCCTCATCAATTCTTTTTTTAGTCAATTCGTAGTTGTTATATTTTAAGGTTGTCTCAATTGCTTTTTCTTCGGCAATCTCTATGTCATCCTTGTAATCTATCTGCATATGAAGCTCAAGCTCGTCGTCTGTTTCTGGTAGCGTGTCTGGATTAGAGCTAAACATGCTTTTTCCTAGCATAGCTCCAATTTCCTCAAAATCCTCTTTGTTTCGCATTTCTGTTTGAATGCGATTTTTGTACATTGCTTTCTTGTTAGAGGATACAGGGTCAACCGAATCAGCCTTTACATCAAACAAACGATTTGAAATCCCATTAACAACAATATCTACAAACTTTGGTATTATTGGAACTGGAGTCCAATCTAAATTTAGATAAGATATATCTCCATTAACAGCTAGTTCGTTTTTATATTTTCTAACTGACTGCTCCCCCATTGCGTAAGTTCGCAGTTTATGGTAAGTGTCTCTGTTGTTATAAAACCTTGATTGTCCACCTTCTTTTCTGAACCATTCAGATTCGATGGCTCTTCCAACCATTAGCCCATATTCTTCTGACGCTTTCTCGGCATCGGACGCTAATTGGTTTGGAAATCCTATAATGTAATTCGTAGAAGAATTCTGCATGCGTTTACTTTATAATAGTGCTAACTGATCCGCTATTATTATATCTTGCAAAGTTAACATTTATTTCCGTATTATTTTTCTGAGGCTTAACTACATACTTTTGAGTTGCCATGATCGCTAAACCAGAGCTAACCGTTGCATCAAACTTCGTTCTTTTATTTATATCATAGTTTGCCCAATCTAGTAAAGTTCTTGAAAAATACATGTTTCCAGTGCCTTCATCGTTGAAGCCAACTCGCTCCTCTATATAGGTTTCAATTGCTTCAGCGTGTATAGATATAACCGAAGGCGAAGAGGGTATTCCTCCAAGTTCTTTTTCTGCCTTTGATAGATCATTTTTATTCTTATCTGGTCTGTTTATACTCCACTTTCTATACCCTCTGTTTTTTATATGATAAAGAAGTCTTGGTTTGTTGTTCTCTGCTAATATTGGCATGCCGTAAAAAACCATAGCCATCAATACGTCTTCGTAAAATAACTCAGCAGTTTGAGGTCTATATATATATTCTAAAAAGAAAGTATTTGAAGGTCCATCTAGGTTTGGTCTACAGTATCCATGAAGAGCTCCATTAGAACCTCCACCTCCAACAGTTCCAGATATATCATATGAGTCACAACCAAAAGCCCCTATATGCTCATTACCAGGATATTTAAATCCATTTTTATTTATAACCCTGTTTCTTAACTCAAAAGGAGGTATCCAAGAAACATAAAACCTTCCGTTTTTTTCTGGTGTCCACACAACCTCTGAATCTTTTATCCCGTTTTTCCAATGAAAACCTCCTCTTTGAACAACTCTTTGCCTTTGAAGCCCGTCATTAAAATCTATTTGCTCATATATTTTTGTTAGATTAAATAGACTATTTTTTGCCTCATCCCTAAAAGCGTGACCTTCTGTTCTAGGAAACTGCCTATAAAACTCATTAAGAGCATCAGAATCACTTCTTAGGCTCTCTACTTCATTTTCCCAGTAGTCTATTACCCCTCCATCTATTGTGTCTCCATAAGCGTCTAAAATAGGCTTATTTGGCTTTCTAAAAACTGGGTGACCGTGATGATTTAAAAAACCCTCGAAGTTCCATTCCATTGGTATAAATAAACTATACATGCCACTTTTAGTTTGACCATTAGCATTTCTCTGAGTCACATCAGAGTCCATATATAATCTCTTAAAATTACTTCCACCTTTGTCAAGTGAATTAGAGGTGGATCCCATCATACACTTACCGATCACTCTTCTCCCTAGTCTGAGACAAGTTTTAGTGACACGCCAACTGTTGAGGATGTTATCTGGACGTTCCCATTTTCCAGACTCATCATGAACAAGCAGTCGGAGTTTCTCACCGTCATAGGAATTGTCGCCTGTATTTTTCCAATCAATTGTTGTGTCAAGACCTGCGAGTTCTTCTTGTTGTTCTGTTTCTTGAATCGATTTTCTAGTAAGCTTTGATGCTGGGACCCTGTAGGCGAGCTCTGTCTTGGGTTTGTCCATTCCGTCTTGTATTGGTTTAAAGAAGAAGGGATAGTTGACGGATATCGGTACGACCTTGTCTGTAAACATTTTTTTAGCATCAGCTCCTGATTTGGACAGTATCCCAAACCGTGCGTCTGAAGTAATTGTCGCTTGAGCAACGGATTCTGCTGAAGACATAAAGGAGAAACCAGACCTTCTGTTTTTAAGATAGCACATTCCGTAACACCTAGTGTCGGCTTTACACGCTTCCCAGAAAATATAGAATACTCTATTAGACTCTCTGAACTCAGGGAGCCCAACATCAATCTTGGTCCACTGCAAGTACATGTAATGAGAGCCAGTAATATAAGTAGGATTGCCGTTGTTTTTAAACCAAAAACCATTTTCTCTTCTTTCAAACTCATCTTCAATGTAATCAACCCAACTCTCTTTGAATGCAGACGGGTAGTCGTTCCACTGGAATATGGTCTTAATTTTTTTAAGTTCTTTTGGGATTTCGAAAGGTTCCCAGTATTGTTCTGCATCCGTCTTGTCTCTAGAGAAAATGTTTTTCGGCTGCAAAGGTAGTGCTATTTTTAAATTTTGTATCTCAACAACATCACCTATTTGCCCAGACTTAGATATGACAATAACATCATGTTCGCTGTTGTATCCATAGTCCCAAGCTTTCTTTTTGTTTAGTTTGTCTCTAGTTTTACTATCAATATGAGAGACAACCTTGCATAGCTCAAGACTTTCGTCCCCTAGACTCTGCGAAGCTTTGGAATCCTTTATCTTTTCCTTTGCCGTCTTTAGTCTGATCTTCGCCATTTAATTTTTCTCTTTCATTTTCAATACGCTGTAATATTTCAAAGGCATCAAATATAGCAAGCTTCTTCGTTGCTGCTGCGTTTTTTAATCTATCGGCAGCTAAATCATCATCTGGTTTACCTGTAATTATTTCTTCTTGAGCAACCTTTATTAATTCTTCAACAGCCCTTTCTCCAGCTAATATTACCCTTAATATTGTTTCTTGAGTGTCACTCATTTAAATAAGTATAAGTAAAGTAGTAGCCCTCCCAAGTTCCTGTTGTAACCCAATATTCTTCTTTCATTCTTTCTTAGCTTCTAAAAGTCCTCTTTCGTATTCAGACTTTTTTTCCAACTCCAATATACGACTTTCCATATTGCTAATGACTAAAATCTTTTCATCTAATCTTTCATGAACTAGATGAATTTCATCTTTCAAAGCAGTAAACTCAGCGAATATACCTCCTGCGGCAAATACAGCAACCACAAAAGAAACAACTATTGATAAATTATTTTTTATAAAAGCGTCAGGCATATTAACATAATTTAATACAAATATCCGAATTTTTCATTCTATATATTTTTTCGTCATCTATAACAAACTCATATTCAGAATTTCTAGTAAAACCAATTTTTGTTCCTTCAGTATATACTGAGCTATGTTTTATAAGTCCCACGTGCTCTTCCTTTTTTTTGTCAGATCTATATATCTCACCATCTTGAATATAGTCAAGAGGAGATACAAAGCAATATTCTTTAGTCGTTTTCCATCCATCTCCGTTATCGTACATATATATTTTATCAGGATGAACTAAATATTGACCATCCCTAAAGTATTCGTTACTTTTTCTTTTTTTGCCCTTCATATCAAGATAGGTTCTAAAAACATTATGATGAACAACTACTATACTACCAACTGGTATCTCTCCACCAATCGGAATCGCATTTACAATACCCATTCGGTTTACAAAACTCGCATCCTCTATTGATGTGTTTATCGTGAACTCCTGGTTGGCTATTTTTTTTGTGTTTTTGTACTCTCTTCCTAAAGGAGTCACCAAGTAATCCCATCTTGGATTCATATTAGATTTATGTTGTATTCAACTACTACTGGAATATCCTTAAACTCTTTCCATTTTACAGACTCGTCGTTTTTTTTAACCCAAACACTAAATCCTTCTTGCTCTTGAGCTATATCGCTTATTGTATATGACCCTCCTAAAACCCCTTGATTAACTATATAGTGCATAGCATTCTTGTAGTCTGCTCCTACAGATATTTTTCTTATGTAATTCATTTATATTTTATTTTCTTCGGTAAAGTTTGTGACCTTAACTATCTTGCCCATTTTATAATGAACTGTTTGGCGTATAAATCCATTTTCCTTGTACATCACAAACAAACCGTCATTAATTAAAACTCCATCAACAACAACAACTTGACCCGAAATTACAGGTTTTTCATTAGAATAAAAAACAACTTTCATTCTTTTCGTAGGTGAAGTTGCGATATGAGATTCATTTTTTTGTGAAAAAACACCTACTGTTGTAAGCAAAAACAGTAAAAATGTTAATCCGCATGTCTTTAGATCTTCCATTTTATATATCATCTACCATTTCCTCAAAACCTTGTCTTTGTTTTAGCCTTGAGTAAGCATCCACAAAAATATTGTTGTGATCTCCTTTGTAAAGTTCATTAGTAACTATGTAATTGTAGAAAGCATTGTCTCCATCTAGATAAGCTTGTTCACTTTCAAACACCCAAATTGCATACTGTATCTCGTAAAATTTCTGTGTGACTCCATCTGCATCTAAAAACAACCTTCTATTAACAGTCACTTGACTGATGTTGCAATAGACATTTTCGTGTTCTACGCTTGTAATTACAGGATCTTGTCCTTCTAGTGTCTCAGTTGTGCCTCTCTTATCATAGTCTGGATGTCCTTCGGGTAAGTCACTCGGATAAGTAACTTCAATTTCTCTAGCTGTGAACTCATTTGTGTGGTTTGCCCAATGAGTAAAAGTTCCAATTATTGCCATTTTTTTTATTTTATGTTAAGTCAAATTCGTGTTGTAAAAGTCCTGCGGAAAAAGAATTAGTCCCTGCAGTTCCTGTTAAAGTGTTTCTCATCAAACTAGATGTGTTGCTATTAGTTGTGGCACTTGTATAATCACCTGTAGCACTTAAAACTCTATTTGATAATGAATATCCACTAGGAGCATAAGTGTAAAGTTGTACGTTTTGAGGAGCGTGATCAAAATAGTAGTGTGACCAAGTTCCCCCACCTTGTCTATTTGTGGTGTTTGTTGCAAGTTTTATGTCCATACAACAATTACCAGAACCGCATCCCGTGTAAGGCGAATTAGTCCAATAACTAACATTGTAAGCGGTGTTATATTCATTTCCTCTACAGCCATTCAAAATGTGAGGTGCAGTCCCATTGAATTGAGCAGGACTCGTTGATGTACCTCCATAGCCTGTCCGCATATATCCAGCATTTTGATAAGTAGAAGTGCTTGTGTCAAGATATTGGTTAGTCAAAGAAAGTTGAGATATACTTGTGTATGACAATTTAGAGCTAGTGCTTTGTGAAATTAAATTTGGTACAAAAGCAGTTGCTTGAGTCCTAGTCACACCTACGCTTTCTCCTCCATCGTTTATAGCAAAAGCAGTAATGTAGTAAGTTGTCCCTGCAGTTAATCCTGTTGCATTATAAGTGTAAGCACCTGTCGAAGCATTTGTTGAAACTGTATATTTTGTGTTAGATAAATAACTTGCATTTGCTCCAATGTAAAATCCTACACTAACATTTCCACTTCCTCCACCAATAGAACTCAATGTTCCATTAGCAGTAAATGTAGTTCCTGCAACGCTACTAGTTGAATCTGTAACTACTACAGGCAATTCTATTGAGCCAAAACTTAAAAATCTTCTTCCTAAACTCATAAATTTTAATTAAGGGGTGTTATCTACAACATAAGTTGAAACTGTATAGAAAAATTTTGTGTCTGTAGCACTGTCATCTGCTACCTCAAGCTGCAGAATGTTGTATCCTGTATTATCATAATCTACACCACCAATTTTACAAAACTCATTTGAGTTACTACCTTGAGCAGCTAGAGTTAAAGATTGCCCATATAAATTATAAATGCTTACAACTTGTCCTTTTTTATAGTTTGTCAAATTAATAGTTAATGCACCTGTTAAACTTCCACTCATTTTAAAACAACTAGCAGTTGAACAATCAAAAGCAACTGTTCCTGTAAGTGTAGAAATAGTTGCACCCGCTGTATATCTAGCCTCTAATTTATCGTGAGTTATATTATCATTCAAAACCTTTGCCGTAGTAACTGCATCTGCTGCAATAGTTAAAGCTGCCGAACCTGTAACATCTCCTGTATGGGTTGCATTAGTAACCTTTGCTGTATTTGCTGCTATCTCTGTATTAATTGAGTTAGCTAGTTTATCTGCTGTAACCGCATCGTCGGCAAGTTTTGCTGTAGTTATATTTGCATCAGCAATCTTAGCAGTAGTTACGTTAGCATCTAAAACTTTTGCTGTTGTAACGGCATCATCAGCGATCTTTGCTGTTGTTATTTGAGAATCTGCTATATGAGCTGTATCAATAGCACCACTCGTTATATGTTCTGAATCTACAGCATTATTTGCTATTTTTGTTCCATTAACAGAATCAGCAGCTAAACTTGCTGTGTGAACCGCTCCGTCTGTTAATACGCTATTTGTTACTTTAGTTAGTGCCATGTTTTAAGGTTTTGTTGGTTTTGTATTTGGAAAGTTATCTGTATCAGTCCAGTCTCTCAATTCTTGTCTATATGTTATCCAAGCATCTCTGTTTGGGTAGTCACTCAATGGCATTATGAAGTCTGTATCTTTCAGTTCATTGTTTCTCCACTCCCTAGCTTCAGTTTCAAGTTCTTCAGTTGTTTTTACAGGGTGACTCCATCCGTCATCTTCATTCCACAAATCACCAAAACCAAAACCTTCTTCTTCCGCAGCCCAAACTCCACTAAAACCATTAATGTCTGATTGTTTGCTTTCTGCTATTCCATTTATAATTCTATAATACATTTTTTTAGTTTTTAATAATATAATAATATTGCTCCATCTCCACCAGTTTCACCAGCAAATCCACCACCACCCCATCCGTGACTTTGATTACCTCGAGAACCTGAGATGGAATTACCAGACCCTCCTCCAGCACCATATCCAGAAACGCCCGAATATCCTCCAAGATGATTTGTTGCATTAGCACTACCCCCTGCCATATCTGAACCATCTCCACTTGATAAAGTTAAACCACCTGTGATTGTTGAATTACCACCATTTGAAACACCAGGCGTTACAACTAAATCAGTTGATGCGTTTGTAATAATCGCAGTTCCGAAGTTTATTTTTCCTCCTCTTCCTCCATAGCTAGAATTGTTACCACCTGCACCACACAAAAAATATCCAATACTGTCTCCATCAGACAAACCTAAATCGGTTGCAGGGTTTACTGTTAAAAAAGTAGGGTTTGTAATAGTTACATAAGAAAAAGCTGCCATCGTAGCAGTAAGTCCAGGCGTAAAAGTTAAACTAATACCTGCTCCTGTATTTACGTCATAGGCAGTATTTGTAGCTATTGTGTGTGTTTGTCCATTATGTACAAATGTACCCCCAACAATTTCATTTGCTGAACTTTGATAGCCACTTGGAGTAGTAAGCTGAAAGTTAGTAAACCCAGTCGCCCCTATTGCTAAATTAGTAAACTGCCTTCCGTAAAATGTAGCAGGAGGTACTTTATCTGTAGCGTCATTTAATGCCCTACTTGTAGAGTATTTTTTCATTTTTGTAAAACCTCCTCCACCACCTGCTGCAGGAAAAAAACTTGAAAAATTTGTCATATTACTTTATTTACTTATTCTTATGCTGCCGTACCTTCGACTCCTATTAATATCCATCCTTGTGCTGCACCCGAGTAAATTAACTCAAACCCAGCATTTAATTTATCTAGCGTCAAGTCTGCTGTTGCTCCCATAATTTTTTCACTATTTCTAGCAATTGTACAAGTTGCAACCCCCGATCTATTACTTACTTTTATATAATTACCAGCACTTGGCGATGCAGGCAATGTTAATGTAAGGTTTGCTGTTAACACATAAAGATTTCCGCTTACAGCGGTTGTGTTTGACGATATAACAGAAACACCTATTCCTTGTGAATCAACATAGTCTTTCACTGCCGCAGATGTTGGTAAAGTTGTATCATTATCGTTTGAACCTATACCCTCTGACTCTGTTACTATAGCGGCATCTGCTATTTTAGCTATCGTAACTGCATCGTCTGCTATAGTCAAAGCTGTTGCGCCCGTTACATCTCCTGTGTGAGTAGCATTTGTAACCTTTGCAGTGTTCGCTGCAATTTCAGAATTGATAGAGTTTGCTAGTTTGTCAGCAGTCACTGCGTCGTCAGCTATATGCGCTGTGTCTATAGAACCGTCTACATAGTGTTCCGAGTCTATACTGTCATCAGCTATCTTGGCATTTGTAACAGCGTCTGCTGCTATCTGAGTCGTACCTACACCACCATCTGATATCTGAACATCGTTTGCGTTAACAGTTATTCCTGTCCCCGCTCCTACAGCTAAAGATGCATCTCCTGATGTAGCGTCTCCTGTTAATCCGTTACCTGCTACTATACCTGTTATATCTCCATCAAATTTTTGCTCCCAAGTAAATCCTGCTGTAGTAGAATCATATGTAAGGACGTAACCATCCGTTGGAGTATTTGTAACGCTTAACTGCTCTTCATATACAGTGCCCGCTGCTAATTGATTTGTGTTTATAGGTTTTATGTTTACAACCTCTATAGAATCTGAATTCGATGGAGCTGTAGAAAACGTAATCGTACTTCCAGATGTGGAGTAGTTGTCTTTAGATTGATAGACTCCATTTATGTAAACTTGAGTATTATTTTCATCAGCAACATTAGCAGTTAAGTTAAAAGCAGTAGCGCTTCCGTCTCCAGTTAAGGTATCTCTGATTATTGTTGCATTGGCTGATAATATATGTATCAACTCTATACTTACGCCATTTGGAGGTGCCGTTGAAAAAGTTACAGTTGATCCCGATGTAGCGTAATTGTCTTTACTTTGATAGACTCCATCTAAATATATTTGAACATTGTTTTCAGATACAATAGCAGTTGTCGTATCAAAAGTCACATCAGAACCGTCTCCTGTATAAATGTTTTTTTCAACTTCAACACTTCCGCCACCAGCGATAGCTCCCCATTCGTCAGTATAACCTTCAAATTGACTATCAGTGCTATTGTATCTAAACATACCAGCAACTGGAGAACTAGGTCTTTGACCCGTAGTTCCTGCTGGGAGTTCAATAGCGTCTGTTGTATCAAAATGAACCTTTGATAAGTACCTTGCCATAATTTATTTTTAGTCTATTTTAGTAACTAATACTCTAATATCGTTTGATGCAGGAGCAGCAGTAAATGTAATAGTTGCTGTATCTACCGTAGTTCTAACTACGTCTGCATAAACAGTATCAAATGAACTGTTATCGTATAATTGAATCACTACATCTCTAGTATTTAAACTATGCGTAACAACAATTGAGGTTGCTGATCCATCTCCAATATTTGCTGAAAAACTCCTTGCAGCCAATCCAGCTGGTGTAACAACCTTTGATGTGTCTGTTCCTGTTAAGGCTTCTGCTGTTGTAGCTAATTCAACGACCCCTTTGTTACTTTCTGTAGCATCTTCTGCGGCTACTGTAATTGCTCCAGCAGCGTTTGTAATATCAATTGCTTCTCCAGCTGTAAGCGTTGCAAGCTCCATATCTCCAGCGGAAGTATTACCCACTAAAAGCTGTCCGTCTGTTGGTGCTGCCCCATCAATACTTGTAATTGAACCAGATAAATCAAGACCAGTAATGTCTAGATTGCCTTTTGTACCTGAAAATACTTCAGAAGAATTTGTTGCTGACGTAAGGAATGTGAATTTATCTGTAGAATCGTCGTATCCAAAAAATCCTAGTTTAGCACTTGATCCATCATGATATCTAAATTCAATACCTCTATCCTTATTGTCATCTGAAGCGGGCGCTGTGTCCCCTCCTAAAGTAAAAACAGGATCATCTACAGTTACAGTATTTGAGTTTACTGTTGTAGTCGTGCCATTTACAGTTAAATCACCAGTAACTGTTACATCGTTTGTGACAGTTAAGTCATTACCAATTGTTACATCATTTGGCAATCCAATCGTTACAGTGTCTCCGTTATTTACGGTTCCTCCATCAGTAACTTCAACCTCGTTAGTAGTCCCGTTAATAGTGATACTTGATGCTCCTATCTGAGCTATAACAAAATCATAAATTTGATCCCCTGTAGCTAGTGCAGTGCCTCCATTTGTAACAGCTCCAGTAACGGTAGCTATACTTGGATTTGGTCCAGCAGAGTCTGTAATAGTTAATGTCGTTGAAGTAGATGTTGCAACGCTTTTAATATCCCCTGATGCATCAACAAAACTAGAGCCATCAAAAAAGTACAGTTTGTTGTCTGTAGAGTTGTAATACATTTGTCCTTCTACTGGGCTTGAAGGAGCTGTCGATAAGACATGAATCTTTACGTTTTGTAATTCATTCTTATTTAAGTCAATGTTATTAAGAAAGTTTATAGCCATTTTTTTAGTTTAAATATGCTTTACCTGTAAAAGCGGATGAAAAAGTTAATGTTATTTGGTTGTCGTCAACATACTGAGTGTGACCGTATATTATGTTTCCTCCAGTGTCAACTATGCTTACAGACGGGTGCCTCTGTAAGTTGTGTGTTATAGTCCAGGTGGTTGAAGCAACACCTTGAGTGTGAGTGTAGGTTGATGCTGCAAATCTTCCTGTTCCAAATAAATAATCCGCTACACTTACAGCGGAGTATGTTTTAGTAGCAAGACCGTCTCCTACATCTGATCCAATAAACAAATCATTATCTGTTACAGTATTGTCTGCGGGATAAGAGCTAATTCTAGGCATAATTGATTGTTTATGCAAATTTACAAAAAAAACAAAGACGGTTTATCGCCCTTGCCCCCTGTAACCTTTCTTGTAATTTTTGGATGACTTCAAAGAAGAACTCTTGGTTTTTGAGTGCACTCCTGGTCTTTTAATCTTGCTTTTTTGGTAAACAGTTGTGTTTATACTTTTAGCCATTTTTTCCAGGTATTTTAACTCCAATCTTATCTGCCGTTCTAGCTCCGAAGTATCCGCAAAGGACCCATGTGAGGAGCGATGCCGTGTCTTCTGTGGGGAGACCCATGTACCATCCGCCTACATACGCTCCGACTAATACAATTAAAGTCAGCGGTCTTACATTACGAGCAAGCCAACTTTGGCTTCCAGAGTCTGCAACCCAGCGCCTAGTTACACCGTCTATTTCAGCCCTTTCAAGTCTAAGTTTTTCTAAAGCTATACTTTTGTCGTTTTCGCTTAATTCTTGATTGCCGTTTATTAATTCAGATATAACATTTCCTGGAAGTATAGCGTCACCAACCATGCCTAGTATTGAAGGCGCTTTCTCGATAAGAAACCTGCCTACCCCTGTTTCCTTAAATGGTTTTTTACCCTTGCTACTCATCTTCTTTTTTCAACTGAAACTGCGCCCCTACTACTGAAAGCTTTTTAATAATATCTTGTTGCAGTGTAATAACCATGTTTTCTAATTGATCATTTCTTTTTTCCATGATATCACAAGTAGCTTGAAGTGAGTCAACTTTATTTTGAAGCTTAGTAACTTCGTCTGGGTTCTTTCCTATGATGGTAAATATGACCACCGATAAAGACCCAACAATCATTCCGATAATGGATACAAAAATATCTTTGTTTTCTTGAGGGATGGTTTCGTAGGATAAAAATAAAAGCAGCCCAACAACTAAAATAAAAACTCCAGCGGCTCCTATATAATGTCTTAAATCTCTTGCGTCTTTCATATTAATGTATAATTTGTTTTTCCGTTTAATTTTTGTGCTCTAAGGCATCTTTGTCTGTTTCCGTCTTCCGATATATAACTAACGTGAATCCAGTCAGGATTCTCATCGCTGCCAAACTCCCAAATAAGTTGATCAAAATTAAGATTAATTTTTATATAGTTAAACATCTCGGCATTCGTCTTGTAACCATGAACATCATCCAAGTCAATCGCTCTTCCCTCGCAATGCTGTGATCTAGATGACCCCCCAATAGCCTTATTTAAACTATCGCATCTATAAAAGCTGTTTATTCTGATAGGACCTCCAACCCACTCTCTTAATGGCTCAAATATTTTTTCAGCCACGATTTCCATGTTTTGTTTGTCGTAGGCACTAGGAATATTATCTATTCCCATTCTAAGAGCTGTGTTTGATTTTATTCCTTCCTTATAACTTATGTGCTGTGAAATTTTCATTTTTCATTAATTTGAATTTATATCGTAATAAACAACATTTGTTCCGCCAGTAGAACTAGTATTTAAATATCCAGAAACAAATAATCTTTTCCCTAATACTTTCATGTTATAGACGTTTGTTCTAAACTGAGCAGTTGATCCTGGATTATTTAGTTGCGTTGTTCCTATATAATTATTAGTTGGTGATGTTGCGCTAAATGGATCCGTTGTAGTCCAAGCTGGTCTATCGTAATTTGTTCCATACTCTGCTGTATGAAGATATGTTGGACCATATTTTATAAGAGTTGACGCTTCTGATGATGGTCCACCAGCAGGAGTGAATCCCGACTGAGTGAAATTCGCGCCTCCGTTAAGGCTATATTGATAATGATTATTATAATCATCTCTATATATAACCTTGTTGGCATTTTCAACATATATATTATCAACAGGATTTCCTGATAAATTGCTAGCAAACAAGCTTGTCCAATTCAATCCATTATCGGTTGATTTTGCTATCTCTCTTCCAGTTGAAAAATAAACTGTATTACCATAGCCTTTTAAATGATCTAATAAAAACTTTGAATTTACGCCATAAGTGTGAGTAAACACTGAAGTAAAATTTGTGTTATTGGTAGATCTTAAAAGTTCTGTGTTTGTAGCAATATAATAAGCATTATTGTGATAAAAATACCCACAAACATAATCAGATCCTGGAAGAGCTATATCTGTAGTATGAGTTGAAAAAGTACCAAGATTATTAAGATAGTGTTTGTTTATAGTTGCATCACTAGCCGCATAATAAAAAGCACCTCCTCCTCCGTCTGCTGGATTAAACATAATGATAGTTCCATAGCTAGTTGACAGATTGGAAGTTATATCAGTCCATGACGTTCCAGAGTTGGATGATATGATGGTTTTGCTACCAGTACCAGGTCCTGAGCTAACAACAACTGTTTCTTTGCCATCCGTAGCTATATTGGTGTCTCTAGGCGCAGTTGATGTATCCAAAGACTGTATACCTCTATATGTAAATGTAGGTGTAGTGTCTCCTAAATTAACAGAAATATCTTTATAGTTAGTGCAAGTTCCTGTAGAATAAACTCTTACAGTAGTTGTAGCATTATCAAGAGTTAATGAATATCCAGATAATAAAGAGCTTGAAGATACATTAGTAGCTACAGCAGAAGCATAGTTATCAGAGTTTTGATGTATACTAAACGATCCTGCGCCTGTTCCTATTAAATCAAGTGTTAATGTTGCTGTCATATTTTAATAATTTATGTTTTTATACAATTTCCTTCTATTTGACAATTACTTTCAGCTTCAAGTGTTCCGCTACATTGACCCTCAATAACACATCCTGTTGGACCTATTGTTGTTGTGGTCGTAGTGGTAGGAGCTGCGGTGGTTGTCGTTGTCGTTGGTGCAGCAGTAGTAGTTGTCGTGGTACTAGTAGTGGTGCTAGTTGTAGTGGTCGTACTAGTTGTAGTGGTTGTTGTTGGCTGCGTACAACTTGCATCATAAGATAAGTTGTTTTGACCTCCCATATAACCATGATACCAACACTCATAACTTACAGTTCCATAATCCGAACTTACTGTTATTGTTACATCTCCATAGAAATATTGATATGAGTTTCCGTCTTGTGCGGTTTTTGTTCCTTGACTTGTTGTGCCAGTGTAAGATATTTGAGATGTTTTGCTATTATTCAGTATTGCTATTGGGTGTGACGAAGATATGCCCGTCAATGTATATGTTCCTGTAGTTGTTTTATAGCTACCATATGAACCTCCGAATACGTAACTGTTTGCTCCATTAACAGTAGCAAATGTAACAGCGTTGGATGCTGATAGACATATATTGTTTGGAGCCGCAGTTGTTGTCGTAGTAGTAGTTGTTGGAGCTGCCGTTGTTGTCGTTGTGGTGGTAGTAGGAGCTGCTGTTGTTGTAGTAGTTGTTGGTGTAGCAGTCGTGGTAGTTGTAGTTGTTCCAGCTAAAGTTGTTGTTGTGGTTGTTGGTGCAGCGGTAGTAGTAGTGGTTGTAGTTGTTGTTTGACCTGGCAATGTAGTAGTTGTGGTGGTTGTAGAAACTGGTCCTTGAAAACTCCAAGTTCCATCGCCATTACTAGTTAATACCTGACCTGGCAATCCAACCCCTCCCCTTACATAAGCAGCTAATTTTGAAACAGGATAATTTTTTGTGTGCTTAGGATCATTACCATCATCACCTATAATTTTGTCTGCATCTGATATTGTGGAATCCGCTGCAAAATCCTTTAAGTTTATTTGTGATTTATTTAGTTTCATCAGATTGTTGACCAGTATACGCCACCAATACCATCAGATTTCAACACTTGTCCAGCGGTTCCGCCTGTAGGAATAATATACTGTTTTAGATCACCAATCGATATGTTTTTTGTTTGATTAGCATTATCAGCGTCTGTTGATAACAAAAGATCATTGTCAGTTATTTGAGTATCTGCATCGTATTTTTGAATTCTTGGCATTATTTTCTTCTATAGTTATCCTCTATGTGTTTTATGTCGTCCATGTTTTCTTTAGCTTGGACTGCTACTTTTTCTATCTTTAAATCCACCTCTCTTTTATAAGCCTCTAAATCTTTTTCACTAACCTCTTGTTTAGGCATCTCCATAGCCTTTTCTATTTTGTTGTTCAAGGTGTAATACGAGCCTATGATTGACGCAAATAATGAAAAAACAGCAATTAGCTGTGTTGCGTTTATTTGAAAGTCTGGTTTACCATCTCCATCGATATCAACTTTTGCCATTCTTTTTTATTTTTTCTGTTATATTAATAACGGTGTATATAAGGGTTGCTGTTAAAACTAAAGTTGATAAAATTGGATTTATATCAGCAAAAAAACTACCGCCCAAAGCAGTTAAACTAATTCCGTATATCTTCAAATCTTCCATTATTTTTTATGTGAGCCGTCACAATAACCCTCTGCATTAGAGGTGTTTCCGCATTGGCATATTGGTTTTCCTTTCATGATTTTATTTTTTAGGTTTTCTACCTGGTCTTGTTTTTCCTGTAGCAGCTTTTGGTATATCTCCTAGTTGATTGCCAACTTCTTTGATGGCTTTACCAACGTCTTTAAGCTCTTCTCCTACACGTTCTACACGAATAGATACATCTTGCTTCAGTTCAGCCATTTTCTCCTCTAAGAGGTCAGGAATCATGTTGTTGTTGTCATCACGAGTCAGACCTTTTCTAGTCATCCAAATTGCTGCAATGTTAACTACCACTAAAAGTGCTATAACTGCGATTAAAATAAAAATAATAGTTGTCATATATAAAAATTAAAATTAAGCTTTCTTTGAGCCTCCTCTGGCTCTGTTTTTTCTTCTGTGTTCGTACACTAATGTACCATTTTTATGAGAGCAATCCATGTTATCTCCATTCCCATAAGTTCCTTTTTTTCTATTAAACTTATTGCATTCAACACGCTTCTTGACTTGCTCACGTTTTTTTTGAAACTTTTTATCGTAAGCGGATTTAACAGCCCTTGCTTCAGGGTTGTCTCTGTAGTATCGTGCTGTTTTCCCTAGCGACATTATCCTCTTTTTTTCATTTTTTTTAAAGCTTTAAAATCGGCAGCTGTTATTTCGTCTCTTGGATCTGCAATTCTAGCTATCTTCATTTGCGCTTTAGAGTATTTCTTTTTTCCTTTTGGCTTTGGCATATTATCTAGTTTTAACTTTTGCCTTCTTTGTATTTGCTACAAACTGTTTTTTATTACCTGCTGCTTTTTTCTTTCTAGCAGTCTTGGCTCTTTCGGCTTTGGAAAGAGAACGTGCCTTTGAGAGAGGAAGGCACCTGTCTGGATTCTTCTTATTCTTGCTTGTACCGCACTCACCCTTGATGCTACCATCCGTACCAATTCTGACCCACTTTTGTTCACGCCATTTTTTTAATTCACCCATTATTTTTTCTTCTTCTTCGATCCTTTAGCGTAGTTAGGATCTTTACAATACTTAGATGCAGCCATATTAGCGTAAGCGCTGGGATAACGGTCAAATGTACGTTTAGCCCAAGAAATCCCAGCTGCACAAATTTTGTTGCCCCTGTTTGCTTTAGTTTTACTTTTTGTTGCCATAAGGAAATAGATCGTTTAGTGTTTTTTTTCTTTGTTGACATCCACAAGGTTTTTTAAATGCTTTTGATCCAGCCTCTACAATGGATTTTATTCCCGTTGCTTGAGTAACCGCCTCTATCGTGTCCCCAAGACCTTTATGATTCTTAAGGGGATTCATCAAGCTGTTGTTTTAGGTTCTTTTGTTTTAAAACCAGTTCCAAAGGGTCCTTCAAAACTTTTTTCTCTTTTTTTACCTGGCTTATTCTTAGCTTCCATGTTTTTTAGAAACTTATCTACTGTTGTGTTTCTAAATACAAATGTACTGTGATCAATATTATCTGGCATATCTTTAATATTTTCCTTGTTTTGATTTAGGAGATGATTTAGTGGACCCTCCTTTTCCAGCCCATAAGTCTTTACAAGCCCAATAGCGAGCCGTTAATTTATTTGTGGCACTTGAGCACTTATGACGTGCTTTGAATGATTTACGTGCAGCAGCGCTATAGTTGTGTCCATATCCAGACGCACCATAATGGATTATTTTTTCTTGACCCCCTGAGCATCCTTTAACCACTTTTTTCTTTTTTGGATTCGGACTCTTTTTAGGAGAGTTGCACTTCATTTTAGATTTGTCCACTCTTGCCGCCATACAAATAAATATATACCGCAAAGATAGTTAAAAAAATAAACTTGTATATTTGCTCATCACACACAATATAATATATGCACAAGAGTTTTTATGTAACTAAAAAACAAAAAAAAACACCAACTTATCAAGCCCGACCAAGAGAGTATAACTTCCTTAAATATTGGAGGGTTGTTAAATACTATATAAAAACAAAATACGAGATATCTGAACCAGAAATTGAAATGCTTTTATTCCTATACGACGAAAGCGTTTTTTCAAAAAAATCTTTTAATCAATTTTCCAAAACAATGAGTTGGGATAAAAATAGATTTAAGAAAATGATGGACGATGGTTATATAAAAATATGGAGAGAAAGAAGAGAAACGCAAAGATCATCTCTTTATGAGCTTACAATAAAATCTAAGCGCATATGCAATCATTTATATAAGAAGCTGATGCAAGAAGAGGTAATCTCGGAAGACCCCTACAGGAATGAAATATTCAAGGGGAGATCTTATATGGATAAGATATATAAGGATGTAATTAAAAAAATGAATTCTAGTACTCAATCTCGTAACGATTTATAGCTTCTTTAATTATGGAATAATCTCTAATGTTTGTTAAACTTTTAAGTTCTTGCATTTTAACTTTGTTTCCAGAGTCAGACAAGAGGTCTATCCATTCAATGGCATTAGATATCGCCTTCTCTCTTTTTATCTTTTTATTTATCACTTCAATACTTGATTTAATTTTTTGGTTCATAATCCTACTCACCGTTCTGCGACTACACATTAATTCAGTAGCAAGCGTTTCTTGAGTCACAACTATCTGTGCTCTAGATAGTTTCTCTACACAAATCAATAAATCTGCTGAAGTATAGCTCATGCCCCTTTTTATCATGTGAGCGGTAACAGCCATTTTTTCTTCAAAAGAAATTATTATCTCTGGGTTAAAAACAACCCTTCTCATTCTTCTACAGTATGGATTCTCTTTATTGAAATAGACCTCTTTTGTCATCTGATCTACACGTGCTTTAGAGTAGCTTCTGATTGTTTTTCCACTTTCTCTATTACCTATCCACCGAAAATATCCTTGAAAAATACTGTATTTTATGTCGGGGTTCAGAAAAAAAAACACCTCAGCATAATACTGAAGTTGCTGAAACGAAAGTACTCTGTGATTGATAGAGTGTAAGTCAAAATGATCTACTGGTTCATTGTACCAAACAAAATCAAAACCTCTAAAATCGTGCTTCGTTTGAAGCTCTATGTTTTCGTCTTCTATTTCAAATAATCTCACAGAACTACAACTATCTGTCTATCAGGTATAACCGTAAGTTTTTCTCCGTTAATTCTTATGTCAGAGCCAGCAGCAGAGTCATAATAAATTTTATCGCCCTCAGACAAACCCTTAACATTTTCACCAGCTGAAACAACCTCAGCTAATTTATACCGTATAGCTTTGTCAGAAAATTCTGTTATTATAAAACCCCCCTTACTTTTAACCTCTTCATTTTCTTTTCTAACAACCACAAATGATCCTATTGCTTTCATGCTCTTTTATTTGATATAGTACAGTTTGTAGTTAAAATTGTTATCGAAACCGATATTGCGTTTTGCAGTGCGTTCTTAGTTACCTTGAATGGATCTATAATCCCCATAGAAAACATGTTCCCAAACTTCTTTCTTTTCACATCAAACCCGTAGTTTCTTCTTCTTACGGTATCTATTTTCTCTACAAATGAATCGTAACTCATTGAAGCGTTTTCTAGTATGTGCTTTATAGGGGAGATTAATGCTGCTGATAAAATAGAACAAGCAGCTTTCATTTCATCGTCACTTTCTTTAAAGTATCTGTTATGCATTTCCATAGCTGCATTATACAATGCCACTCCTCCTCCTGCAACAATTCCTTCTTCAAGAGCAGCACGTGTCGCAAATATAGCATCCTCAACTCTATCCTTCTTCTCTTTCATTTCTACCTCAGTTAGCGCTCCTACATGTATAGCAGCAATCCCCCCCGAAAGCCTAGAAAGACGATCCTTATAATGCCACTCATTTGAAGAATCATCTTTTTTCTTTAAAATATTTCTAACCATCTCAGCTCTTTCTTTAACAGCGTCAGCTGTTTTTTCAGAATTTAAAGTGAGTACAGTTTCTTTTTCTGTTGATACAGTCTTTTTTGCAGTTCCTAAGAAGCTTTCATCTACAGCAGAAAAGTCATTACCAGTCTCATCAGAAACAACAATAGCCCCCGTCATAATAGCTAGGTCTTCTAAAAGCTCAAATCTATTTAACCCGACACCCTCTGGGTTTATGACATTAACCTTGATGACCCCTCTTGTCTTGTTCACATTAAGAAGCTGCATTACATTGTCTTCTATTTCAGAAACAATAAGTATTGGTTTTTTGTTTTGCATTGCAAACTGACAGCACGGTTCTATATCCTCCCAAGTGTTTATTTTTTTATCTGATATTAAAATAAAAGGATCTTCAAGAATAGCTTGTTTCTTCTCCACATCTGTAATCATGTATGGACTATGAAATCCTCTTTTAATTCTTGTGCCCTCTAATATTTCTGTGTGTGTATCTTTTGTCATTGACTCTTCTATAGTCACCACACCCTCTACGCCAACTTTAAGATACGCATCAGCTATAATTTCTCCAAGCTCAGAGTCGTTGTTTGCTGAAATGGTTGCTACGCTTTTTAAATTTTTTTCTGTAACCTCTCTAGACCTTTTCTTAATCTCTTCAATAACGTCATTCGATAAGGACTCTAGAGAGTTTCTAAGTTTTGTTACGTTTACGTTTTTTGACTCTATGTATTCAAATGAACGATTGACTAATTCTTGAGTTAGAACGATTGAAGTTGTTGTTCCGTCTCCTGCTTCATCAGCTGTCTTAATAGACGCTTGCTTTACTACTGTAGCTCCTAAGTGCTCTACGGGGTCTGACAAGTTTATACTCTTGGCAACTGTAACACCATCCTTAGTAACGTGGGGTCTACCTATTTCATCCTCTAAAATAACTGTATTACCTGCTGCTCCTAGTGTTTGTTTCACAGCATCTGCTAAAGTATCTATTCCTTTTTTTAGGCTGTGTCTAGCATCTTCATTGAAGTCAATGTTTTTTTCTATCATTTGTAAATTAAATTTAATTTATATCTACAAATATAGAACATTTTTTACTCATAAATGGCAGATGTGCAAGATTTACATATAGAATTCCATGCTTTTTGTAAAACTTCTTGGTGTTTTTGATTCATCCACACCTCTTTTAGTGAAAAATCTTTAAGATTTGCAAATTTATGCTCCATGTGATAATCGTTGCAGCACAAGAAAAGCTCAGAGTTTGCGTTAATATGAAGCCACTCAGTATCTCTTTTACCCATACACCCAACTACTTTCTTGTCAGGATGAACAAACGCAGAGGAACTTATATATTCGTCAATCAATCCAACTCGATCTATAAGATGAGGTTGTTTGAATACGTTTGCATTTGGAAACATTGACTTAGCTACCGCTACTTGTTCGTCTAGTTCTGTATCTGATATATCTGGAAACTTGGGTCCCTTGATCGCACCAGATTCTCTATCGTGTCCATTTATTTGAACTGAAAGTAGGTTTTTGTTTTTAAGGTTTGTGTAGGCATATGAAACATTTATTTTTAACTTTTGAAATAAGTTAGATTTCATGTTTGTTCTTTTAGCGAACAATTCAGCATCTGACCACACAGGGGCATTAACACAAACTCCCCAAACCACATCTTGGTATTTGTTTATTATATCTACTTTATCTGGTGTGAGAGGCGTTCCGTTGGTCAAAACCATCATGCCAAGCTTAAACTCTCTCAGAGTCTCTAGCATTTCCTCAAAATACCTATACAATAAAGCTTCGTTGTAATGAGAGCTATATATTCCATTAAACTCTGGAGAAACAATATCACCTTTGTTTTCATGGATTTGCTGAATTATATTTCTAAAGTCCTCTGGGGACATTTGATTTATAGACTCCTTTGGATTACCCTCGTATGCTACTGGACAAAACCAACACCCAGCGTTACATAATCCATTAGGGTCTATCTGAGCATACCTAATTTTTGTCAAACCTCTAGATTTTTAATTTTTTCTCCGTTATTTCTCCATCTGTAAGACACAGCAAAGAATAACAAATATAAATTAAACTCATTGAATTGAAGATCTTCTGTTTCTTCAAAATACTCAAATCCCGTCATTAAGGCGTTTGGAAATATAAATGTAAATAATAACATGAATCAAAGGTAAAAAAGAAAAGGGAGCCTATAACCTAAATAAGATTTATAAAACTCCCGATCTCTCCATTGAAATAAACAAAAACAAACTCTAATGAGAAAAAACAAATGTACTTAAAAAAAACTATATTGCATAATGGAATTGTCAAAAGAACGAATAGAATATTCTCAGAGATACGGAAATAATGCTGAAAGCATTTTTAGAAAGTTTATAGAGTCTAGAGGTCACCAAGTAATTGATACGTCTGAATATGAAAACAAGATTGACAAGAAGGATTTCTACGTTGATATAAGTGGTAAACTATTTTCTTTTGATGTAAAAACAAAACACTCTGAATCTATTTGGCTTGAGATTAAAAACATTCATAAGTATCCTGGATCACTATATGGGAAACAAACTCACTTTGCTTATTACTACCACAACTTAAACATCCTTGCCATAGTTAAAAGAACTGACATGGTTGAATACGTTAAAGAGAACACAATAAAAGAATTCTACAAGGCATCAAAAGGAATACACGTTCCTTACCACTACCTCTACAACAGAAAAGGACGTAAAGACATTCTCGTTAAAACCAAAAGAGAATTCCTTATGCTATCCGTTCCCTCCTACAGAGAATATACCTTATAAAAAAACTATACCGCAAATAGCGCTAATTAAAAAAGGGGAGTTTAGGGGGAGAGAGTGTGTTAGACCTCTATAAAAAGATGGCATGAATTTGTGCCAAATAACTGCATACATTATAATAGAACGTTAATTGTCTCAAAAGTATGCCACGTTTATATTTAGTGATCAGATATATTGAGGTTCTAGGTTATATATACAATACACGCACGGCAGCCCGTACAAAAACTGACTTTCTCTGACCCACCGCCCCTATTTTTTTATATTATTGTCACCAAATTTTCACCTTTTTGTCCTATATATATACATAAAAGCTAATTTCTACTACCTATAGATGGTTAATCAACAGGTTTTAAGATATTCTGAGATACTGAGAGACCTAGAATAACCCCTACACATTACAATCTTTTCCTTAACGTATTGCCCATGTTATTGCATTATTCGTAATCAGCTAACTGGAGGAACTGGATAAAACTTAACACACTATATATCAATAGATTAAGAAATGCTGAACTGGAGGAAAAAATACAAAACCTATCATTTTCGGTTATATCCATTCGTGTAAATTATATTATTCTCAGTAAATCGATTAAATCGTTATGAATATCTCATGAGAATATCGTAATGATTCTGTTAAAAAACTGAGAATCTTTCAACAAAAACAATTTAAGAAAACTTTAACATTGTACATACAAATGTCTGTTAGGTATTATAAACATTGACGTTAGAAAAATCAATGGTTAAAAATCAGAGCAATCTTAATTTAGATAGCTTTGTTTATTCAGATTCTTTATATAAGATTTGTGAATCGATTTGGACGGATGCCAATCTGTAGATTACTAATCGAGGGTGCAGAGAAACACTCAGAGATATCAGACCTAGCGGAACGGGAAGCTCGAAATTCTTACAACAATTGCCAAGATAGGCATGATGGTCGAGCGCCTGCTCCCAATGTTGAATACATCCTCCTCCAGATGGAGATAGGGACTGCGGCTAAGAGCCGTCAATATTAAGATTAAGTAAGTATATCTGATGATGCTGGAGAGAGACAAAACTCCTAGACTCCTTTCGTAGAGGGGAACCTGTAATGGTCGAAACGTAAACGGTATGCGGGCTACGAAAACCCGCTTACGTCATATACTAATCTTAAAATTAATTACAATGAACTTAAATAGCTTAAACAACAGAAAGCCTAATCTAAGAACCTATACTGGTTATCTTGAAACAATTCAGAAACATATGAATCCAACGAAAGAGTACACTCACAGAAGTTTTGAAAGACACGAAATTTTTGAACAGGATGATAGAACGTTGGTATTAAATATGATTCAATCAACCTATGGAACTGGAGATTGTGATTCTGAAATAACAAACATGCTGTTTGGACTGTTTGATGGTTACTGGTATGACAGACTTATGACTGATTTGCATGAGTCAAAAATATTCAAACCAAGTACACTAATTGAACTTTCTGAAATACTAGATAGAATAGAAGATTCCATTTAATTATGGTCGGAGGGAGCAATCCCTCCAACGTCATATACTAATCTTAAATAATAATTAAAATGGCACAATCAAGATTCACATCAATATTAAACAAAGCTAGAATTCTTCAAACAATTCATGCAAGTTGGTCACTACAGAAATGTGTTCAGCACCTAGAAAACAAAGGCGTTATAATACTTTCAGAATTTGAAAAAGGTATGTTTTATACCCATGACGAAGAAACCTTAATTGGATTCGGTAAGTTATTTAATTAATTAAAATGGGGAGTTATCGCTCCCCTACGTCATATACTAATCTTAAAATTAATTACAATGACACTCAAAAAGTTTTATTTAAAAAACTACCCAACAGATGATATGGGTACTGAAATTAATAGTAAATCTACTTTTCAAGGATTAATGAATACACTCGTTCAAAAAAATGATGTTTATGATTATATCGGTGTAGGAGATTCTATTGTTAGAGAAAGATTGTTTCAAGGATTATCAAAAGAACAAGTATCAGTTACTGCTGATAGCGATGTTTTTCTTGATATTATATACCATCTTTGGACATCCTAAATTCAAAAGTATAGGGGTAGAAATGCCCCTACGTCATATACTAATCTTAATTTAAATATAAATATTATGAAAACTCTTGTAAACACACACATGAACCATGTAAACAATGACGAAGTAAATGCTATACTAGACCAATTCGGTTTGAACTGGAAAGTAGAGAAACGTCCATTGTTTTTTCAGGCAACAGAATCAATTGATGTCCCAACAGACTATTTTGGTGTAATCAGAACTGATAACAATGATTGTTTTGGTGCTATGACTAATCAATATGAGCCATTTCAAAACTCTGAGTTAGCTGAATTAGTACTAAATATATCTGATGTTATCGATAAGCCTGTAACACATGGTAAAGTGTTCAAAGGAGGTCGTAGAGTTGCTATGCAAATTGAGTTAGAACCAATCAAGGTTGGTTTTGACACAATCAAACGCTATGCTACTGCAATTAATTCTCATGATGGTTCAACGTCATTAAGATGGGGAACTACAGGATACACAGTATCGTGTGACAATCAATTCAGTGCATTACGTAAGGACTTGCAAAGCAGTGCTAAACACACAGGTAATATGAGACAATTGATTGATAACTCATTCAGGACTCTCGAAAGACTTGAAAAAGCAGACACGACCTTGTATGATACGTTTAGAAAAATGACTGAAGTCCCAGTGACAACAGACTTTGTTAATGACGTTATCAAGAAAATCAGCAAAGTTGATTTGAAGACACCTACACGTGAAGCACAAAAGTTGTATAGTACTAGAGCAATCAACAAAAGCCAAGACTTATTCTTGTCTACTGCAAAGGAGATGAGTTACAAAGGTCAGACGCTATGGGGATTATTCTCAGGTATTACACACTACACTACACACAAAGGTGGTTCAGATAGAACTAGAGAGGAATCAAAGTTAATTGGTGGATTGCAAAAAATCGACCAAACAATCTTTGACCAATTCTCTGAACTAGTTTCTTAATTAATCGGGGGGTAGCAATACCCCCTACGTCATATACTAATCTTAATTTAAAACAAAATGAAAGCAAATTGGAAAGACAATTTTGAGAGCCTATACAATGACATTGTAGGTGTTGTTACAGTAGATGGCGAAGAGATGACAGATGGAGAGTGTGTTGATGCCTTATTTAGTGTATTAAAAAAGTATCGAGGCAAATCAGACGAACAGACAGAAGTAAAATTTTAACTTAAATTAAATAAAATGAAACGTAAAATAGTTTTTATACAATACAATGTTTGGAATGATAAATATCAGATCGTAGATAGTTGGTTTCCACCGAAAAAAATAATAAAGGAATTCAAATATCATGCGAGTGCTATTAAATACAAATCCAAATACAATCAGGGGCTAATTTAAGCCCCTACGTCATATACTAATCTTAATTAAAATCATATGAAAATTGATTACATCAAGTATGAAAAATCTCATGGTGGTAGAGAAAACTATTTTCCTGTAGGTAGGAAAAAAGACTTAGTTGGTGATTGTGCTATTAGGGCAATCGCATTGGCACTAGAGATGGATTATATGCAAGTGCTGAGAGAACTCATGAATTTAGCAGTTGAAAAATTTGGTATACCATATGCTAACAGTCAACGAGTTTATGAGGATTACTTAAACAGTAAAGGATGGGTGAAAAAACCCCTGAAAGAAGGTAAAACGTGGAAACCTTTATACAAACACAAGCGTAGATTAGAACAGAACAAAAACTATATATTCTATGTTAGAGTTGGTTATCAAACACATCTTACTTCTGTAGTAAAAGGAATCAATAAAGATACATGGCTATGTCAAGATAGAATGGCGTATGCTATGTACGATAAACCTTAATTTAAATCGAGGGGTGTATTAACATCCCTCACGTCATATACTAATCTTAAATTAAATATAAATATTATGAATGCAATAGAATTAATTAAAAAAGAGATTCGAATATTCGAATCAAAAGTGACTGCTAGGGAATTAGCTGAGGCAATCAAGATGGTTACAGTAGACCTCATAGATGAACTCGCAGAACTATATGAACACGATGATGAAGACCAAATTGAATTAGTTAATGGCTTTGTGCTACACCAGTCATCAGAAGATGGTGGCGGGTGTGTGGATATTGTCCACGAAGAGGATTGGTTTAATGTCATTAACTGTTCTATATCAGAAGACACTCAAAGTGTTTGTTTTGACCCTGTCGAAAAGTCAGAAGTCATCACAGAGGCTATTAAAATAGCGAACAGAAAGACTTTTATCTTAAAACAAACAGTATCATATGAAGTGAAACTAGAAGTGGAGGATGAAAGTGTGGAAGATGTTATTGCAAAAGCAGAAAATGGAGAGTTTGATGAAGATTTATGTTACCTTGAAACTGAGTTTAAAGCAATAGATTCAAGAGAGTATGAATTTTCTGCTAGTGAAAAAGAATAATTTAAAAGGGGACTTCGTGTCCCCTACGTCATATACTAATCTTAAATTAAATAAAATGGAAATTAATTTAACACCACAGGACGTGGTAAAAATGTCTGAGAACAAGGTTAATGAATGCTTTGATATATTCAAAGAGCCATTAAACTTAGAGGAGGCAAGTAGCCTTATTAATGCAATTCTTCCGCAATTAGAACAGGTAATATCTGACACGTTGCAGGAGCAGATTTATGATGACCTCATGGATAAGAATGGAGGTCATGATTGGATTGACGAAAAGCTGTCGAAATGACAATACTAGATATGCAACGGCTAGGAAATTCAGGGGAGGAAATTGTTTCTCTCCTGAATGATATAATTCATAGTGTTAAAAACAAAAAGTCTATAGACGGCTACAAGTTTGAAAACAATAATGAAAGGATAGAGCATATAGAAGAAACTACTTCTATGATTCTTCAACAATTATGTAATTTAAAATTAAAATAATATGAATAAACTAGAAACAATTAAAGGATACTACGCTAAGAAAGATAACCTCTACCTGTCCTATAAAAACACATGGACGAAGGATATTAGAAAAGCAGTACTGTTTGATCATAAAGAATCAGCAGGAGATTCAATTGCAAGACGACCCTCTGGAAGAGTCGTAGTGTCTATTGATGTAAATCATGTTGTTGATAAGAGAACAGAGTATGAAAACATCGAAACAGATGTTTAAACCCAACAATTATGGGAGGAGCAATCCTCCCTCTGTCGATAGGTGTGTGCCTATCCTGATGAGTCCGAAAGGACGAAACAGAATTATTAATTAAACAATAAACAATTATGAGATATCCACCTTATGAAACAAACCCATTCGTAGATGTATGGGACAATTCAGTATCAGATACTGCCCACGAAATCAGCAAAGATTTAATGGAAATGATAGAAGAAAAAGTAAGAGAACACGTTGAGGAGTATTTCGATATTCCTCCACAGTGGAGAGATGAAGTCAAAGAACACGAAGATGACTTCATTGAAGATGTAATAACTGAAGTAATGAGTAAAATTAAAAAAGATGATGATAAGAGAATCACAAGCTGAAGATTTAGCTCTAATAACATGTGTTATTATTAAAGAAGAGTTAATTGGTGGCACGGTATGGCAAGACTTTACAATTGCCTATGAACTTGCTAAAGAATTTCAAAAGGTATATCCCGCTGACCATGATTGGCAAGACGAGGATGTTGATTTTGAATCCGCCATTGTAATGTTTGTTAAAATACATAGAGTCAATGCGTTACAAAATAAATTTGGAAATTATAAACAAAGTTATTAACTTGCAAACAAAATAGGGGAAGCCGAAAACCTTACAGAGTAGGCGTATTTAAATTTTAATATAATGAAAACAAAACGAAAAATGAAAAGAAACGTTAAGTACTATCACACTAGACTGTCACAAGACAAGATACATTTTATTAAGAATCTTGGAACTAATGATACGGCAAAGATTTCTAGAGAATTTGAAAAGAAATATGGAGCCCCTCTTAGAGAGTCAACGATTATTAATACGCTCAAAAGAAAAGTGGCTAAGGTTGAGAACAACAATAGCAATCAAACAAAAAGAGTGGAGATTGTTGCAAAATACGATGGTATGGAGTACAAATTGAAGCACTTTTCTAACAAATTAATCATTGATATGGTTTTACAAAACCTAAATAATGATTAACGTTGTTAATCTTGACACGGGCATATCCGTCATTTCTGTAAAAGGAAGTGACGGAAAAGTCCACATCAAAGTATTAGACAAAAACAAGACTTATAAGTTTAATGTTTGGTGGTCAAAAACCAAAGATTCACTATCATCAATAGGTATCAAAACGATTTAAAATGGAAAGAACAAAAGATTTATTGCCAGAAAACTGGTACGAACATCAAGAGCAAATGAACCTTCATTGGATGGAAGAAGAATATTTTGGTAAATTAGCCGAGCAAAACAGAAAGAAAAATCCATATGATAAATTTCAAAAGCAAAAAAAGAAAGCACATATCAAAGGTCAGAGACCACATGATATCGCTACACAACAAAGCAGTAAAACTAAACAACGGATGCCACCTATTGAATGAGGAGGAGTTTGAGGAGCTTAGTAAAAAGCTCAAATCTATTTCATTAAGGAAATATCAACTAAGAAAGTATTTAAATCTATTATTATTTTAACTCATGCAGAAAACATTTAAAGAAACACAAGGCGAGTGGGCTTTAGAGAAATACAAAGCCCTTAGAACGCAGCACAAGGGCTTGAAAAGCCTTTACGAGAAAACCAGGCTCAGATGTAATAAACTTCAAGCGCAAAAATCTTATGACGAAAACATAATAAAAGAATATTTGGAAATCATCGAGGGCTACAAAGAGACGGTTCAAAACTTAATTAAAGAGATAGACAAGGTAAATGAAAGAGTCTAGAGAATATATGCTACACGTTCTGTGGAGGACAATGAATCCAATTGATAAAATCGTTTTTATAGATAAAACAGAACAATATTTTCTTCCTAGACTAAAGTTTGAAAAGTCTAAAGGTGGTGATCTAGAGATTTATTCTACAACATCAGATATTTATTACCCTATAGAAGAGTCGCTTGTGGCTTTTGCATACGAAAATACCTTGAGGGCTCTTTCAGACTCACTGTGTTATTCTAATGAGGTAGATAAGACAGAAAGCCTTTGTCTTAAGAAGGACTTGGTTCCTGAACACGTCTTGTTGAAACATCAACAGAGGCTAGAATTATTTAAATCAAAAACAAATATACACGTAAATCAAATCAAAGAAAATTATGGCAACAAACAGAGAGAAGATAGCGAAGCTATACAAGAAGTATGACCTCACCCCAGATGAGGTATTTAAACACCAACACTACACGATTATAACTCGTGCAGGCATCGATAAGATACAAGGTGTAGAGAAAATCAATATACATTTCGATGTTATTGAATGTAAACCAGAGTTTGCAGTTGTGAAGGCGAATGCTGAAAAGCAAGACACCACAATACAGACCTTTGGTTCTGCCCTCAAGGGAGACTATAAGAGTGGTAACTGTAACACATGGTATGTTATGGAGATGGCAGAGAAACGAGCAATGTCTCGTGCTGTATTAAAGCTAACAGGATTCTATGAACTAGGAGTTTTTGGGGAAGACGAATCTGAGGACTTTAAAAGAAAATAGCCATGAGATATAATCAAAACGAAAAGAAAGCTTTCGAAAAAGGCTACAGAATAACTGATGAAGGAAAAGTAACTGGGCTGAAGGGTGAGACGGTTGGTTTTACGCAAACAAACGGATACCCTACTTTTAAAATTAGGGGTGTTGAAAATAAAAACCTTAACGTGTCTTCACACAGACTACAAGCGTATCAAAAATACGGTGAAAAAATATATGAAGACGGCATTGTTGTAAGGCACTTAGATGGTGATAAACATAACAACTCAAAGGATAATGTAAGCATAGGAACCTACAGCGACAACTACATGGATCAACCAGAACACATTAGGGTTTCTAGGGCTAAACACGCATCAAGTTTTATTAGAAAATATGATAAAGAGGAGGTGAGAAAATATCATGAGGAACATGGTTCGTATTCAAAAACTATGGAAAAATTTAGCATTTCAAGTAAAGGAACTCTACACCACATATTAAATAAATAAAGATATGAGCAAAATTTCATTTGATAAATACTTATTTAGGTGCTCATCTTTAGGGAAGCTGATGACGTACCCCAACAAGGATACGTTGTCGGCTGGACCAAAGACGTTCTTAGGTCAAATATTTAAAGAGGAGCTCTTCGGTAAGACTGGAGAAATAAAGTCAAAATATTTAGATAAAGGACTGTTGGTGGAGGAAGAATCAATAAATCTTTACAACACTGTCCATAAGACAAGCTACTCAAAGAATTCTAAAAGATACGACAATAAGCACATAACAGGAGAGCCTGATATATTTTCTGATGTTCTTATAGACATTAAATCTTCATGGGACCACAACACTTTTCCGCTTACTAGCGAAAATATTCCTAATAAAGATTATTATTGGCAACTTCAAGGTTATATGGATCTTACAAATAAAGATACGTCTAAGCTAGTATATTGCCTTGTGGACACCCCCGATGAAATAATTCATCACGAAATTAAAGTTATAACCTCTAAGTTGGGCGTCATTGATATTCCAGAGGATCTAGAAAATGATATATGGGATGGTCTTAAGTTTGCTAAAATAGATGCTAAGCTAAGAATAAAAGAATTTGTGGTTGAAAGAAACCAAGAAGACATAGATGCAATCTATAAACGAGTTGAGTTGGCACGAGGCTACCTTGACGATTTAAATCAATTATTAAATTAAAAAATGGAAATTACAGGTAAAATTAAAGTTATTAATGAGACAAAAAGTTACGGAGACAAAGGATTTCGTAAGAGAGAGGTTGTAATAACAACTGAAGGAAACTACCCACAACCTATATTGGTTGAATTTGTTCAAGACAAATGTGATATCATTAATGGATACAGCGTTGGTGATGACGTCAAAATTGGCATTAATTTAAAAGGTAGAGAGTGGGTCAGTCCGCAAAAAGAAACTAAATATTTTAATTCTGTTGAGGGCTGGAGGATTGAAAAGTCTGATGGAGAAGGAAACCAGTCTACTCAACAAACAAAATCAGCTGAACCACAAGCTGTAACACAAGACGACTTGCCTTTCTAGTTTGGTTTAGTATATAACACTTGGCAACTAAGGGGGGCATTGCAAGTCTGCCCCCTGTCAAGTAAATTAAAATAAAATTTAATGATTAAATATAAAGTAGAAGAGACAAGAAAAATTGAAATTCTTATTGATTTAGTAACCAATCAAACAGGTGTAGACATATTAAGAATTCCAAAAAAAAGATACAGAAGCCTAACAGACTCAAGAGCAATCTTTATGTATCTAGCTAGGAAAAACACAAAATATTCTTTAGCAGATATTGGTCTTGTTTTTAAAACATCAGATTATAGAGGAAAAGATCACGCTACTGTGCTACACCAGTTTAAGAAAATAAAAAACTTTTTAGATGTTAAAGACCCTCAAGTAGTTAATTTAATAGCAAAATGTGATAAGCTTTTTGAACAAAAGTGTATTGATGAATCAATAAAAATAGAAGGCGAAAAAAAACTCGCTAGGAATTTGGTAAAAACAGAAATTAAATACAGGGCATATTGTCTTCACTCAAGAATAACTATGAGAGGAAAGCTTAATGATAGGATTTATGCTTGATTCTTTCATAACTCTAAATAGAAGGATTTTGGAGTGGGAGTGGTATACGGACTCAAACACCATGAGACTATTTATACACTGCCTTCTGAAGGCTAATTGGAAAGATAAAGAGTGGAAAGGAACTCTTATTAGAAGAGGGACATTTATTACTTCACAACAAGGTCTTGCCGACCAGCTTGGTTTATCTAGAAAACAAATCCAACTATCTCTTGAAAAACTTATTGAAACTAAGGAGATTGAAAAAGAGGGGAACAACAAATATACCCTCGTAACTGTTGTTAAATATGATGATTACCAAAAAAATTCATACGAAGAGGGACAACAAAAGAACAACAAAAGCACATCAAAAGAACAACAAAAGCACACAACTAATAATAATAACAACTATAACAATGAAAACAATAATATAGTAATAAGGGGTTTTGAGGAAAATTTTGAAATAGCAATATCAAACGATCAATATATTACGGCAATAACATCAAATTTAAAAATATCAAAAGAACGCCTTATGGAATTATATAAAGAATTTCATGAGCATTTAAAAAGAACTCAAGATACTGTAAAGACTCAGCATATGTATGTTTCTCATTTCAGAAACTGGTATTTAAAAAAATATAATATAAATCACAATACAGGAAAACCAAAACTTAAATACAAAAACTCATTATGAGAATAATAGAATGGAATCAAATAGAACTTAAAGGCAAGTCAACTGGTCAGATTAAAACAATTTGCCCCGCATGCTCACCCGATAGAAGAAATAAAAAAGACAGGTGTTTGAGCGTGAATGTCGCTAAAGGTGTTGCCAAATGTCATCACTGTGAGGCAATATCTATTAGAGATGACAGACCTTTGGTTCAAGACAAAGTCTATAAGGTTCCTGAGCAAAATTGGGTTAATTATACAAGCCTATCAGACAATATGGTTAAGTTCTGCGAATCAAGAGGAATTTTTCAAAGCACACTTAAAGACCTTAATGTGACAGAAGAAATTTATTATCAACCACAAGCAAGAAAAAATTTAAATAATATAGTTTTTAATTACTTTGAAGGAGATGCGCTTGTAAATAAAAAATACAGATCGGGGGGAAAGCACTTCACTCAAACAGCAGAAACGAAGCCAATATTCTACAACATTAACTCTGCTGTTGGTCAAGACGAGGTTTTTATAGTTGAGGGTGAGTTCGATGTACTCGCTATGCATCAGTGTGGTTTTAAAAATACAATTAGCATCCCTAATGGCGCAAATGATAATGATGACTTCTGGATTAACTGCGAAAAATATCTTCAAGATGTAAGTAAATTCTATATAGCAACCGACAACGATGATAAAGGAGAGATTGTTGCTGAGAAGATTGCACAAAGGCTTGGAAGGTATCGATGTGTCAGAGTTTTATTTAAAGAAAAAGATGCTAATGGAGATTTACTAAAAGGAGGAGAGGATTTAGTCAAAGAATCTATAATAAACGGTAAAAGGTACCCAGCTTCTGGGACATTTACTGTGGAGGACCTTGCTGGAGGTATACATGATTTATACAACAACGGATTGCCAGAAACACTTTATCCAAAGCATAAATGCTTCGGTGATCTCAAGAAAGTCTTCACGGTGATGAGGGGTCACTTGGTTGTGTCTACAGGTATACCTTCTCATGGTAAATCAAATTTTACTGAATGGTATGTTATGAATCTGATCAAGGATTATAACTTGAAAGCTTCGTTTTTCTCTCCAGAACACAGCCCTATGGCACTCCATCAAACCACTTTTATTGAAAAGTTCTACGGAACAAACTTTTTCCAAGACAATCCTGGTAGACCAAGAGTCACAAAAAACCAAATAGATAGATACGTAGAGTGGGCAAATGAAAAAATATATATAACCGCACCCGATAAAGGGGAGATGCCAAATTGGTCTTGGATTTTAGAAAAGTTTAAAGAACAAATGTTTATATATGGAGTCGATATGTTTGTTATCGACGCCTTTAACAAGGTAGAGTTTGATAAATCTAGCGACTCAGAGTTATCAAAAATAAAGCGTGTCTTGACTAAGCTAACGATGTTTGCTCAAATGAATAACGTAATAATATTCTTAGTAGTTCATCCCACAAAAATGAGAAAGAAAGACAATGGTGATTATGAAATGCCAACCCTATATGATTGTTCGGGTTCAGCTGATTTTAGAAACCAAACTCACGATGGATTTACTGTTTATCGGCATTTTGAAGAGGACCAAAGTATCAGTATAGACAAAAACGACGTTGATTTTGTGGTTCAGAAAGTTAAAATGAAGTTTCAAGGCGAAATGAATGGCTTAGAAAGATTTAGGTTTGATGTGGTTTCTGGAAGGTATTACTCGAAGGACCAAAGCCCTCCAACATTTGTTTTTGATAAAGAAAACGAAACCTTGCCAAATCAACAGCCCGAAGATGCTTTTGGACTGCAACAAGAAAACTTACCTTTTTAATTATGATTTTTTATCCAAATCAAATACATCAAAATGCTATGGCTTTTTGTTTATCTAATGGTGTAACTATAATACCAGAACTGTTGAAGAAAAACAAAATCAGATTAAACGTCCGAGTTGAGGCGAATGGAATGATTAAAAACATAGTTTCTCCAAAAACATATACCAACGATGAGCTGTGGCAGCCTATTTATGAGATATACTTAGCTTATTTTAAAAAAATGGCTGATGAGGAGATAATTAAAAAAGCAAGCTCTAAACACCTGAGTTTCATATAAATTAACTAACTTTGATGTTATGACAACAAAAACACTATTTCAAAGAGAATATGATAAAATAAAGCAAGAAAGTTTTAACATATGTAATTTAGACGTTTCTGCGTTTTGTGAAAAGGTAACTGGGTACGTTAGTAAAGGCGAAAAAGAAAAAATGGATGCGCTTTTAGAGCTTGATACTCTGCTTTACACTAGAATGGGCATTGACTCAAGTTTAACAGAAAAAAGAGAAACAAAAAAGAAATCAAGAATAATATATAGAGCTATAAAATCATTCAACAAAAGAGTTGGTGATTCGTTTCTACAGCACATGGATCCAGATGTATGACACAAAGGTTTAGATTTTTGGAAAAGTTAAGACTAGCCCTACATAGCAACGTAGATAAAATAATTGACTCCATAAACCAGCCTAATAAGGATGAAACCAAAAGCTCAATAGGTTCTTTAAAAGTAAATCTTGACAAGCTTCAAAATCAAATTAAAGACGATGATTGATAGAAATGAAGAAATAAAATCTTTAACTGAAAAATATTTTAAGGACGGGCATAGGAGTCCATCTGAGATCGCAAGGTATATACATCAAGACCTAGAGATAAACCTTGAAGAAAAGACAGTAGAATCTACTAGGCGATACATATCAAGGCATATACAAAAACTTACAAGGACTGAGGATCAGCCAGCTTTAGCAAGCGCTTGTGAGGAGAGAGGTATTGACATTAGTAGCGTAGGAATAGCGTGGTCAAAAGATAAGAAATGGTCAATACAGTTTAAACCAAATAAAGACAGCGGTCCTACTTTTGAACAGCTGCTTGAAGACCACATTGATGCTGTCAAAAATCACACGTTTAGTTATGAATACATTGAGAGAGCAAATACTACTGATGGCTGCTTACTTGTTGTTGATCCTGCTGATGTACATATTGGGAAATTAGCGTCTTCATTTGAGACAGGAGAGGATTACAATTGTCAAATAGCAGTACAGCGAGTTAAGTCTGGGGTTGAAGGGATATTGAAAAAAGCATCTGGATTTACTATAGATAAAATTGTTTTTGTGGCAGGTAACGATATATTACACATAGACACCCCTAAGAGAACCACCACGAGCGGAACTCCACAAGACACAGATGGAATGTGGTATAATAATTTTTTAATTGCTAAAAAGCTTTATATCGACGTTTTGGATACATTAATTCAAGTCGCTGATGTGCATTTCATGTTTAATCCGTCTAACCATGATTATCAAAGCGGATTTTTTTTAGCGGATTCAATTAGCTCTTGGTATAATAAATGTGAAAACATTACCTTTGACACCTCAATAGCTCACAGAAAATATTATCAATATCATAACAACCTTATTGGAACAACGCACGGAGACGGAGCAAAGATGCAAGACTTACCTCTGCTCATGGCTCAAGAGGCGAGGGAGGAATGGTCTTCAGCAAAAAACAGATACGTTTATATACACCACATACATCATAAGATGTCAAAAGATTTTATTGGCGTTACTGTTGAGGCTCTTAGATCACCTTCTGGAACAGACGGCTGGCACCACAGAAACGGCTATCAACATGCGCCTAAAGCCGTTGAAGGATTTATTCATTCAAAAGAGCACGGGCAGATGGCAAGACTGACACATTTATTTTAGTTTAATAATTATGAATTGTTGGAATTGTCAAACAAAATTAATATGGGGTGGGGATCATGATGGAGAAGATTATGGCAACGAAGAATATGGCATAGTAACCAATTTAAGTTGCCCCTCATGCGAAGCTTTTGTATTAGTATATCATCAAAAAAATGACAATGACGCTTCTTGAGATGGCTAGATCTATTTCGGTTGTTGTTGCTATAGCCTTGTGGGTTTACTTTTTTTATGGCTCAAGAAATGGATTTAAGTAGACAAACTAGAATATGTGATTGCTGGCTTGATGTAGGTCAGTGTGAATGTAAAATTACAAATAAAGAAAATGAAGGAAAGCGAGTTAATTCAAATAAAAAATCAAGTAAAAAACGTAGTGGGGATGCAACAAGCAATCCTAAGTCAACTACAGAACCTGAAAGACCTCTCGATTGGGACGCTAGAGACCTTAAAACGCATGGATGGGTACCAAAAAGCAGTAGATCAACTGAAGGAAGATATACAGGCAGATTCTGGGAAGAAGAAGAATGAAATCATAAAGTAAATAAAAGCCTTGAGGTTAAAATCAGAAAAAATAGTTTTTAATAAACCTCTTGAGTTGTCGGATGCAGTAAAGGCATTAGCCGCCTTAAAAGAGATAGTTGGTGTATCTGAAATTAAGGATAATTATTTATATGTTTTTGTTAAAGAAAACCATGACTTGTACATTGAAACAATACCTGATATTGAAGTTTTATGGATAGCTGATAGGCTGGGTGTTAGTGACAGGCAAGCTGTAGTGTGTCTAATGGAATATCCTGGTTTTTGGGATTCCTTAAAAGACTTGCTTTATTTATGTAAAATAAACAACTTTAAAAGATATAGTGTGTTCACTAAAAATGATCTCATGGGAACTGGGAACAGGACATGGGAAGAGTATATAGGGGAAAGCGAAGAAGACGCTAGAGAGTTTTATGAGCACATTTTATTGGTTGACGATATTGTATCTATAATTAAAATGGACGATGAGGAAGAGGAGGAGTACTAAAAGAAGACAGATAACAAGGTCCACAAAAGTTAAAGAAGATGGCATTGAGTTTTCCTCTAAGCTAGAGCTCTATATGTACAAGGCTCTGAAGAAGGCTAAAATAAAAAATAAATATGAAGGGAAAACGTTCACTATCATCAATGGCTGCGACTTCCCTATGGCTTCCTACGAAAAAACAAAGTCAAAAAAAATACTACACGACAGGGGTAATAAAAAGCTGCTCGGCATTAAATATACTCCAGACTTTATAGATACTCAAGACCCACCAAGATTTATAATAGAAACTAAAGGCAATCCAAACGAAGCTTTTCCTATACGCTGGAAGCTCTTTAAAATGCATTTAGTGAACGAGGGCATACAAACAAACCTATTTATGCCTCGCAATCAAAAAGATTGTGACGAAACCGTTGCGATTCTAAAAAAGATATTGTAGGTTTGATCTTTCTTATTAGCGTACTTATTTTGGTACATGGAAGAGGGGGCAAAATACGTAATTGTCTCCTTTTTTTTATTTATAATCCCTCAAGAATACTTTTATAGCTTTTACTGGCAGGCTTTTATCTAAAAGTTCTTTAGCGTTGTTCATGTACCTGACAAACTCCTTTGGGTCTCCCCCCGAAACATTGTCATATATATACTTTAAATGTATAAGCTGTGACTCAATTTCTCTTTCATAAAACAAATCAATAACTTCATAAGGAACCCTTTGAGCCCCTTTTTCAGCATTCTGCTCCATATTTATATATTTCACAAAGCGCTGTCTTTTATTTTCTTGATCGTATTTATCAGCAGGATATTTTTTTATTATTTCGCTTTCTAGTTTTGAAATGAATGATTCATAATTAGGTTTTTCTTTTGACATTTCATCCCTAATCATCATTTTAATTTCTTGATCTTTACTGTATTCATCACCTTTAGCTTTGATTAGTTGATCAGTCATTTCCTCTTTTGCCTTATATCTTTTTAAATTACTGTTTGTATAACGCTTAAATTTTTTCAAAGAGTTTTCTCCTAATATCTTTGGTAGGTTTTTTAACTCATCAGATTCTTTGGTGACTATTCCGTTTGCTACCGAATAAAATATAGCAAGTCCAGGATTTGTAGTTGGAGTTGTTACTATTTTCTCCATAGCAACCTTTAATTTTTTGGGAGATAAATTCATTTTTTCTCCTATTTGTTTATATATACCCTCGACTTTTTCGTCATACAATCCTTTTTTATATTCAGGTATATCTTTTGGACCTCTCCATATATCTTGATCGTAGAATACATCTTTATTGTCAAATAGAGCTCGTCCAGATGCAAGTATAGGAACTGTTGATTCTACTCTTCCACCACCAAAAAATGGTACTGACCATCTGAGAGCCTTGAAGCTTTGCGAATAATCGAATTCTTTACCAAGCATCACCTGTTCAACTTTTTGTTCTGAAATTGAAAAGACTACATTTAAAAGAGGTAGCTTTCTTATTCTGTAATATTCAAGTTCTCCTTTTTTGTTTTTGTTACCTGTAAAGAACACAAAATAATTAGCTCTCTCATACTCACTCAACCCCTCTAAAGCATCTTTAAGCTTTCTTTTTTTCTCTTCCTCATCTCCATCAAAAGCAAGCATTGCCATAGCGAGAGATCCTGTGTGCAAAATAGCTGATGCTGCCATCATTTCTACAACCTTGCTAGCAAATATTTTAGGGTTTTTTCTGAAGCCATCATAAAATCTTCTTAAGCCTAAAAAACTCGCATTTGTATACGGCATAACCAAATCTAAAGATTTTGAAAATGTACCACCCTGATTATAATCCATAACTTCACGAGCTTCTCTTGTGGCTGTTTCTTTTATATCCTGTAACTGTTCAGGGCTTGGAAGCTTACCATTCTCTTTTTTAAATTTACTTATCTCTTTGCTTTTTGTTCTTTCATAGACGGCTAATCTAAAAGCCAACTCAGAGGCATCTCCTAAATATCCAAACGCTTTTCCATAGTAATTGACTAAAGAGTAAAAAGGTTTTGCAAACTTCTTTGCTTTGTCAATATCGTTTTGTGTGAGATTAGCTTGTTCAGCCATAAAAAGCATTTTACCTCCATTTTCAAAATACTCTCTTTTAATTCTTCTATATTCACTTGTGTTCGCAATCTTTCTTAGAAAGTTGAGAGTAAAATCTTTAGCTAAAGGTAAAGCTCCAAATAAAGCTGACCTCCCATATATATTTGAGTTTAATAATATGTTTTGATAATCCATTGGTATGTTAGACAATACAAACAATGGGTTAGCTGCGGTTGCAAAGAATCTAAGTATAGGAGAAAATGATCCTAATCTAAGAAGTGATTTCACGGTTGGACTTAAAGACTTTGTTTTTAAATTTAAAAGTTGATTTCTAGCCTCCTTCTTCATCACCATCTTATACTTGATACCGTTTTTGAAGAATGATATTTCTTTATAACCTAGAGGTATTTTAGCATCATCGTATTTAAACTTCAAGGCACCAGTTGTTTTTTTGCCAATAACAGGATTGTCTAGTATAAATTCATTAAAATCCTCTTTATTTTCTCTACTTACATAATCATCGTATACAGCGTTTAACAATTCATTTTGAGCTACTCTGAATTTAGTCATATTCACCTGCAACATCATCATGTATCTCAAGTCTTGAACTATATTTCTTTCGTTGTTTTCTGTTAGCGTCATGATGCCGTTACTAGAAATTCCTAGTTTTTCTGAAAAAGAATCTATATCATCTTCCGACCAGTTTTCTGTTTCATTTTCAAGTACAAATTTCAATGTCTTTATTGGCATGTACTCTAGCTGTCTTATTGATTCATATGATTCAGAGGTTAGTAGCCCACCATCATACATCTCTTTAAGCATCTGTCTAGACATGTCAAAATACTTTGAAGCTCTGTCATTAAGCTTTTTAAATAATTCAGGATTGTCTTTAGATAAGCTTTTTAAATAAGCTTCAGATTCCTTTGTATTATACCCATCGGTTCCTGTGTACTCTTTGAATTTTTTACCATCTCTGGATAATCTGTTTCTATTTATTTCTATGATTCGTCTAGACAAGACAATCATTTCAAGGAGAGATATCTCGCTCTTTTTAAGACCACCAAGTATTTCTTCCTCATATTCTTGAAAAACATCAGTTGCATAGCCTTTAGCCCCAGCAATGTTTACTATTTTATTTAAAACCCTGTTTTGTTTTGACAGCGTATCGTATCCTTCATATATTCTTTTAATGCTTGCCTGACTGTCTGTAAGTTGTTCGCCAAAAACATTTTTTAAGAATTTTACCATTTGTGTTTTAAAACCTTGCTTTGTGTTTTTTAAGGCTTGATCATTCTTTTTCCGTATTGAATTACCTCTGTCTAAGCTTTCTTGTTCTTCCTTTGTAAGCTTACTTTTTCTTACTCTTGCTGGTTCTGCTTGTTCACTAACCTGCTCAGATACATTTGTAGACATTTGACCTCCACCAAGCCAGTTTAAATATTTTGCTTTAGCTTGATCTCCATATTTTTCTACATAATTTTCATAACCTACATTTTTGCTACTTATGAAAGGAAATAAATCTTTAGCACTGTAAGCTTTGTCTAAAAGTAAAAGCTCCACATCTTCTGTAGACCTAATGACAAATTTGTATGATGGGTGATAGTCTGGATCACCAGGCTTTGCTTCCTCCAAAGAAAGATCTCCCTTTGTTCTAACATAAGATATAACATCTCCATAGTCGTGACCAACCGATAATGGTTCTGACAATTCGTTAGCTAATTCAGTGAAATTCGGAAGGTTTCCGAATTTATTTTTTGGCACTTTTGCATTCCCAAGTAATGTGTTTAAAAATGATTTTCTTTGCTCAAAGGTTGAGTTATCACTCCCTATAGTCTTTCTGATTGCATCAGCTATAGATTTTGCGTTTTTAGCTTCTGCTAATGAGGTAAATTCATCTTTAAAAGATTTAGTGTCCTTCACACTAAGAGCCTTGAGAACTCTTTTATAAGCGTCTTCTGTAGATATGTTCTCTTGCGAAATACTTTTTTCAACTAAATTAATAGCCTCAGAAAGCATGTTGTTATTTGACATGTGAGACTCTGTAGACCCGAATGCAATCGTAACATACCTATATCCATCATCATTTTTTACAGCAGAATTTATTATTCTTGATCCTGATGTTTTTTTATTAGCAGCCCAAACAGAGTTTGTTATTGCAGGGAATAGGATTCCTCCTAAATATTCTTTTCCTTGTACAAACCCACCGACTAATCTGTCTGAAAAAGTAAGATGAACGGTTTTGTTTGCTATGTCGGCTATTGTAGCATCTTTAACTTTTGATTCTACGCCTTTGTGCCTCTTTATCCCTAAGTCTACAAGAATACTTTTTCTTGGCTTGTCTTTTAGATTGTTGACTTTGTTGCCTGTAGGCTTAGCTGTTTCGTTTATTTTCTCTGATAAGACTTCTAACTCTTTAGTATCTACTCTTTTTCCTTCTGTAACCTTTTGCTGAAACCTATTTAATACATCTATAACTTCAGCGTCAGTAGCGGCATCTGTAAATACTGTACCTAAATTTAATTTTTTAGCAACTGAATTAATCCACTGTAGTATTTGTGTTTTAACACTTGGCGTTAATTTATCATAGTTAGCCGAAAGTTTACCTAAAATGTTTGCTAAAGCCTCTTCATTTTGTACAGACTCTTCGTAATTAGTAAGCAAGTCTTGTATGTCACTGTAAATTTCTTTACCCTCTTTAGTTGTTAATACAGCATCTAGCATTCTTTTTGTTAGCGCTTGTAATTCCGTATCGCTTTTTATTGCATTTAATACAGCTGCGTGAAAAGCCTCATGCCCAACATCATCGTTTGTAGCAACATCCAGCGCTATATGAATTGTGTTGTCTTTGTTTACATATATTGCTTTGGTGTCAGTATCTGCCTCTGGAACCGAAGATACCATATCTTCTTGAGTTTCATAAACAAAAACCCTTGTCCCATCACCTACGTCTTTTAATGCTGCTTCTGCGTTATCTGCTCTATTTAAGATGTCACTTTTTTCATTTTCTTCATTCATCAAGTAGGGTCCTCTATCTATAAGAGAAGGACTCATGCCTTTTTTGTAAGATCTTTTCCTTCCAGGAGCTTTCTTTTTTCTTTCAGGCTGTTGCTCTTGCTGCTCTTCTGTTTTAGCAGTCTTTGATATCTCAGTAAGCCTGTTATTAATTTCTGTTATTCTTTCTTCAAAAGGAGCTGTCATTGATTCATCAACACCTTTCTTTTGTTCATTCAATGATTCTCTTTCTCTCAAGAGATCGAAAGATTCCTTTCTACTTTCTGGTGATATGTTTTTTGGTATTTTACTTGAGATGCTTTTAAAATAATCTAAATTCTTTTTATTTTTATCATATTCTTCTTTTGTTATAGCTCCTTTTTTAAGAGCTATTCTCTGCTGCATCTCATGATATATTATCATCTCGGGGTTTTGAACATAATCATCTATAATATCAAATAATTTTTGTTCTAGCTTGTATCCTTTTCTTTCTCTTATTCCATTTAAGGCGGCTGGTACTGTAGCCATAACAAACCCGCCTATAGCTTCTTGAGCACCAGATCTCAGCACTTGACTTGCAAAATCCGTTAATGATCCTGGCGTTTCAAACATTTTTTTGTCTTTAACGCCATTATATAATGATTTAACAGTAACATCTGATATTTCTTGTAGAGCGCCCGTCTCAAATTCAGCAAGACCACCTGTTCCTATTCTTATAGCTCCCTTTGCTAGGAGGCTTTTTATTTCACGATCAGCAAGTTCCGTAAAGGTTTTAGCTGTAATCTTTTTACTTTTAGTTTTAAGAATATTTGATAAAACAGTCTTCGTTAAACTGCTTCCGTTTACAATATTTCTAAATCCATAATTTTCTAATACTCCATTTATGACAGCTATAGGAAGTTTTACAGCATATTTTTCTGTTTCACTTATCCCATCAAAATCTGGATTGTTCTCCATTTCTTTTGACACTGCATCTGAAGCCTGTAACCCAAAGCCTAATATTCTTGTATACTTATTTCCTATCATTTCAGGAAGACTTTTAGCTAATCCGCTAAATGCACCACCAAAAAATGTTTGTTCCCACTTATTCATGTACTCTTGAGTAGTGCTTGAAACACCAGCGAATTCTAAAGCACCTTTTCTAATCTCTGGAAGTAATTGTTTTTTAGAGTATTTTCTAGCATAATCTAATATTTCATCTTCCGACTTACCTTCAGATTTTAACCTATCATACGTCTTTGGGCTTAGTCCATTTCTTGGACTGAAATAAGTCATACCGTCTATCATCAAATCAACAGCTCCCGATGCCTCTGACCCAACTCCCATCATGAAAGAATTATACATAGCTCCTAAAGGGGAGCCTTCTTTAGATTTTTCACTAAGGATGTTTGCTGTGGCTGCTTCTATTGAAAATACTTTAGCTTCAAGTTGATCCTTAAACTGCTTCATTTTATTATCAGCAGCTTTGTTTTCTTCTATAATTTTGTTGTATTCTTCAATTTGTCTATTCAATTTTTCAGGATAAGGCTGGTCTCCTAATAATTCAATCTGCTGCTCTATCCTTTTCTCCTCGTCCTGTAAGTAAGAATT